TCTAGTGTGTTTTATAATGGGCCTGCCATGGTTTCGACAGGGGTAGATATTGAAGACGGCAACACGGTAGGCGATGACCGTAAATCAAGCAAAACTAGTAAATGCAACAGCATCTACATTCAAGCACTTCGAAGTGCCAGCATTCGTAGCTAAGGCTGCAAACGCTGAGCGTTTCGAACTAGCAGCCTAAGAAACTGCACTTGCGAGGTAGTTATACCTTGTCACCCAAAATAGCAGAAAGCGCCTTCGGGCGCTTTTCTTTTGTGGCTTTAAAACAACACCGGTTGACAAAGATAGCTTTGATGTTATACTAAAAGTGTAGTAAAAGGAGTCCAAAATGAGAAAAGGCGAAATGTTAGACAAGATGCTAGTTATTGTAACTAATGCACACCACGGTCAATTTGACAGAGGTGGAAACCCCTACATTCTCCACCCTCTCAAAGTTATGCACTACTTGAAGTCCGACGACGAAGAACTGATGTGCATGGCATTAGGTCATGACGTTATTGAAGACACTAAGGTTACTTACAAGGAACTTCGTGAAGCTGGTATTAGCGAGCGTGTTATTACTGGTATCCGTGCTCTTACTAAGCAACCGGGCCAAACTTATGAAGAATATAAGGAAGGCGTATTTGCTAGTGAAGATGCAATGCGTGTCAAAATGGCTGATCTGCGTCACAACACTGACATCCGTAGACTCAAAGGGGTAACTGAAAAAGACATCGCCCGAATGGCTAAGTATCATCAATTCTACATGGAAATTAGAGCCAAATTAGCTTGACCAGTTTATGCCTTAGTGTTATACTTAAGGCATAAATAAAAATATAGCAAAACGATAGACGTGGCGCTGACATTATTGAAAGGATTTTTCAATGTCTAAAAAATACGATACCCTCGTCCTCATTGGACGTTTTCAACCAATTCATAGTGCTCACTTAGAGATTATCAAACGTGCCACGGCCCTGTGCGATAAGTTGGTTATTGTCGTTGGTAGTTCTTGCCAACCACGCACTTATAAGAACCCATTTACTTTTGCCGAGCGCCGTGATATGATCCGTGCCGCTACAGCAGGTCTTAGTATGCAGATCAGCATCGAAGCCAATACAGATACTATCTACAACGATCAAGCATGGGCAGTTCGCGTCCAGCAACTTGTAGCCAAACACACTTGGGACAATTATGGTCCCAAAGAAAATATGAAGGTCGGCATCATCGGTCACAAAAAAGACGACAGTAGTTTCTATCTTGATATGTTCCCACAATGGGGATATGAAGATGTAGAACTTATCGAGTTCCTGTCAGCCGTTAACATTCGTGACTTGTTCTTCAAGCGTGATGTCAACATGAAGTTCATTAAAGGCGTAGTTCCAGAAAGCACTTTTGATTTCCTTGAACGATTCAAATCTACTCCAGAATACGAACAAATCATTCGCGAACGCGAGTTTGTGGAAACTTACAAGAAACAATATGCAAGTTTGCCCTACCCGCCAATCTTCTCAACTGCCGATGCGGTTGTGATTCAAAGCGGACACATCTTGCTTATCAAGCGCCGTGCTGAGCCAGGTCGAGGCCTGTGGGCATTGCCAGGCGGATATGTAAACGCTAATACTGACAAGTCAGTTGAAGATGCGGCCATTCGTGAGTTGCGTGAAGAAACGATGATCAAAGTTCCTGCTCCTGTGCTTCGTGGCAGTATTGTCCGTAGCAAAGTGTTCGATGCAATTGACAGAAGTCCTAGAGGACGTATAATTACGCATGCCTTTTACATTCAACTTCCCGACGGTGAGTTGCCTAAGGTAAAAGGTAGCGATGACGCAGAAAAAGCACGGTGGGTTCCTATCGCTGAAGTTAGAAGCGAGGAATGCTTTGAAGACCACTACGAAATTATTCAACACTTCTTAGGATCATAACATGAAATTAGTTAAAGGCGACTTGCTCGCACTAGGTAAGGCAAACGAGTTTGACATTATTGTTCAAGGCTGTAACTGCTGGAACGTAATGGGTAGTGGTATTGCCAAAAGCATTCGTGAGCAGTTTCCAGATGCATGGCTAGCTGATCAAGAAACGCTAGCCGGCGATCGTAACAAGTTGGGTTGCTATACAATTGGTATGGCAGGACGTTTAGTTGTTATCAACGCCTACACCCAATATAACACAGCAAGCTATCCAGGCGAGGATGTATTTGAATACACAAGTTTCCAAATAATCCTAGATAAATTGGCAAAACGATTTGGTAAATATCGAATTGGTCTGCCAATGATTGGAATGGGGTTAGCTGGAGGAGATCCAAATCGCATCATTCCAATGATTGAAGATTTTGCAGCCAAAATGACAGCTCAAGGTGGCTCAGTTACATTAGTTGAATTTGGGCAATAAGGATAATAAAATGGCAGATATGTTAGAAGACGCGGAACAAGTAACCGAAATGTTATTTCAAGAAGCGTTACGCAACAGGGCAAAAGTTCCAGAGAAAACTGGATTCTGTTTGGCCTGTGAAGAACCAACTCAAGGAGCATTTTGCTCAAAAGAGTGCAGAGAAGATTACGAACGATTGGACAAGCTAAATGCCATTCGTGGTAAGAAATAGTTGACGCTACATGGTGTAGACGTTATACTATAACTAAGCCCAAGCGATAGACGCAACGGGTGATTAACTGATAAGGAGTTTATCATGAAACTAGCAAAAAACATTATTCTCAACACCGACTCATACAAAGTGTCGATGTTCAAACAATATCCAGCAGGAACTACTGGTGTATATTCTTACATTGAATCGCGAGGCGGTCGATATGACAAAACTGTCATGTTCGGACTACAGGCCTTTATCAAGGAATACTTGCTCGATCCTATCACGCAATCCGATATCGACATTGCTGACGAGATCCTTACCGCACACGGTGAGCCTTTCAACAGAGCAGGATGGCAATACATTCTTGACAAGCACTCTGGATACCTCCCAGTTGTTATCAGAGCCGTCCCTGAAGGCACAGTTGTCCCAGTCAAGCAAGTCCTGGCAACGATTGAAAACACTGATCCAGAATGCTTCTGGCTAACTACCTGGCTCGAAACTGCCTTGCTTCGTGCCGTGTGGTATCCAACTACTGTGGCAACACAGAGTTACACAATCCGCAAGGTTATCTTAGACGCATTGGAGAAAACAGGTGACCCTTCCCTTATTGACTTTAAGTTGCACGATTTCGGTGCTCGTGGTGTTTCTAGCTTGGAATCAGCGGCTATCGGAGGTGCGGCACACTTGGTTAACTTCATGGGTAGTGATACTATTTCTGGTGTTCTGTATGCTCGCGAATACTATGATGCTGGGGTTAGCGGCTTTTCTATCCCTGCCGCCGAACACTCAACAATTACTAGCTGGGGCCGTGATGGTGAGGTAAAAGCCTATGAAAATATGCTTGCTCAATTTGCTAAGCCTGGTAGTATCGTTGCAGTGGTTAGCGATAGTTATGATATCTTCAACGCTGCCTCGAAACTCTGGGGTGAAGAACTCAAGCAGAAGGTTATTGATAGTGGCGCTACTGTTGTCATCCGTCCAGACTCTGGGGATCCTGACGTTGTATGTCGACAACTTGTTCAAATCTTAGACCAAAAGTTTGGATCTACTGTTAACAGCAAAGGCTTCAAGGTCCTTAACAACGTTCGCCTTATCCAAGGTGACGGTGTTAACGAACACACTATTCGTTGTATCCTTGGTTCATTCCAAGTGTATGGCTATAGTGCCGATAACATTGCATTTGGTATGGGCGGCGCACTACTGCAACAAGTAGATCGCGATACTCAAAAGTTTGCAATGAAATGCTCGAGTGCGGAAATTAACGGTAAATGGGTCGATGTGCAAAAAGATCCTGTTACTGACTCTGGCAAGAAGTCAAAAGCTGGTCGTGTCCAACTTTGGACTAACAGTGGTGGTGAGTTTGCTAGCGGTGTCACTGCTCCAACTGGTTGGACTGACAAAGGCATCGGTGGATGGGTTCCTGCATTGCAAGAAGTTTTCCGTAATGGTAAACTTGTAAACGAAATTACTTTCGATCAAGTTCGAGCTAACGCTCGCAAATAAACTGTAAAATACAGTTGACAGGGGCCTGAGCCCCTGTTATAATTAGCGCATACATTAACAAAGACACACTAAGGATTTTTCATGTCTTATTTTCTGAAGTCAGGTAACACGTTCCGAGTTTCTACAAAAGAAGCTATGGATCTTCACGAAAAGTTGCCCGCAGGTAATTACGTAGTTAAAGAGATGCCAATGGATGGTCCTCTTTATCTTGAACACATTGAATCATTTGAAATTAAGGGTAAGCGTTACGGCGACCTTGACAAGAACACTGACCGTATTTTGAATACGTTCATGGATCGTAGCTCATCTACTGGTGTTATGCTAGCAGGTGAAAAAGGTTCCGGTAAGTCATTGCTGGCTAAGAACTTGGCAATTGAAGCCGCAAAGCGTTTGGAAATTCCAACTATCGTTATCAATGCTCCTTGGGTTGGTGACAAGTTTAATGCGTTCATGCAGATGATCGAACAACCATGCGTAGTCCTGTTTGACGAGTTTGAAAAGGTCTATGATAGCGACAGCCAAGAACAGGCATTGACTTTGCTTGACGGCGTATTCCCAAGCAAGAAGTTGTTTGTCTTGACTTGCAACGACAAGTGGCGTATTGACCAACACATGCGTAATCGTCCTGGTCGCTTGTTCTATATGATTGACTACAAAGGCTTGGATGCAAACTTCATTACAGAATATTGTAATGACAATTTGAAGCCGGCTCTGTTGAAGCACACTGAAAAACTGTGCCAAATCGCGGCATTGTTTGCACAGTTCAACTTCGACATGTTGAAAGCAACTGTTGAAGAAATGAACCGTTACGACGAATCGCCAGAAGATGCTCTGCGTATGTTGAACGTTAAGCCAGAATTTGATTCAGGCAACAAGTTCACAATCAAGTTGATCAAGGACGGCGAAGAACTGGAAGACACCGATCTGGAAAGCCAAGAATGGAGCGGTAACCCACTCCAAGGTCAAGTCAGCGTTCACTTCAAATCTTACGATGACGAAAAGAACGACGAAGGAGACTTTGATTGGGATTGGGAACGAATTCGTTTCAGCCCAGCCGACCTTACAAAGATTGACAGCCAAACTGGTAAGTTTGTCTTTGTAAGCAAGGACGGCACTACTTTGGTCCTTAACAAGGTCAAGGAAAAGAGCTACAGCTACTACGATGCTTTTTGATCAGAGCTAGTCCAAAATAAGACAGGGTGCTTGACACCCTGTTCTTTTGACTGTATAATACATACATAGAAACAAAGAAAGTCCAAAATGGAATTTGTAGTTGAAGCACGTAGCCAAAAGACACGTAAGTTTTTTGAAGCCATTTTGCCTTCTATGATTAAACAGCTCAAACTTACAAACAGCCGTAAGTTTCTAATTGTAAAAACGGACAAGATCGATAGCCAGGGTGTTACTATACCCATGGACGAAATTGACACATATTTGGTTGTAGTTAATCCTGCCAAAATTGAAGCAATGGGTATTACCCTTGCGCACGAAATGGTCCATGTTCGTCAAATGGCTAAGGGGATTCTTAAATCGGGCCCAAAAGGAACAATTTGGAACGGCAAACAGTTTTCCAAAAAAACCAAATATTTGGATCAGCCCTGGGAACAAGATGCGTTTGCAAAACAAGAATTGGTGTTCCGCAGAGCAATTAGTGATTGACACATTGCTCAATCCTTGCTATAATATATACATAAATTAAACACACAGGCACAGAAAGGCTTTACAATGATTCTCAACAATGCTCCAGTTAACGAAGCTATTGTTTCTAACGTTGGTGAAATCGGCGAGTTCCGTATTCGCAATTCTGCGAAAGCATTTAACATTTTGAGTTCGGGCTTGTATGCTAACAAGATCCGTGCTATCGTTCGTGAACTGTCTTGTAATGCAGTTGACTCACACGTTGCCGCAGGCAAACAAGATACTCCATTTGATGTCCATCTTCCAAATACGTTGGAACCTTGGTTCTCCATTCGCGACTATGGCACAGGCCTTTCTCATGAACAAGTTACAAACATTTATACAACTTATTTTGAATCCACTAAAACTGGTAGCAATGATTTTATTGGTGCTCTTGGTCTTGGCTCAAAGTCACCATTTTCTTACACGGATAACTTCACAGTAACCGCTATCAAAGATGGCGTAAAAGGCATCTACACCGCTTTTATTAACGAGCAAGGTGTGCCTAGTATTGCACAAATGATGACTGAAGCGACCAATGAGCCTGCTGGCGTTGAAGTTAAGTTCAGCGTCAACGATCGTTACGACTTTGACAAGTTCCGTCAAGAAGCTCGCCAAGTTTACACTTACTTTACATTGCGCCCTGTTATTTCTGGCAATGCAGATTTTAAATTTGCAGATGTTGAATACGAAAGCAAGAATATTATTCCGGGTGTGCATTCCTACAAAGGCGCCCGTAGTAGCACAGCTATTATGGGCAATATTGCATACCCTATTCAAATCCCAGACGCAGACAAAACATTGGCGCATGTTCGCAACTTGTTGAACTGTGGTTTGGAAATGCACTTTGACATTGGCGAATTGGACTTCCAAGCGTCACGTGAAGGCTTGAGCTATATTCCAGAAACTGTGGCTGCTATCAAGAAGAAGCTAGAAGCCCTTAATGTTGCTTTGACTACTGTGTTGGCCAAAGAAGCTGATGCTATCACTAACCTGTGGGATCGTGCGTTGTTCTTGCAAAAGAAAGGCGACTCATACTTGTGGCAAGCGGCAGTAAACAAATACATTGCGGACACTAAGTTTGAATTGTATGCACCTGGCAAGCACGGTGGCTATAATGCTTTGAAGCGTTTCAACTTGGATGTTGACATGCTGAAGACCAAATACAATATGATTATTCGTGGCTTTACAAAGAGCCGCGGTAATGCCGCTTGTTCTTCTTTGAAAGAGTGTGTTGAACACGATCGTTCCACAACTCCTGTGAAGACAATTTATTCTTGGGTTATTCCTGTTCAAGCAGGTATTAATTTTGTTGTAAACGATACAAATGTTGGTGCGTTGGAACGTGCTAAGTATCACTGGAGAAACACAGTTGCTGATCCTAACGGCCCATATAGCCAATCAGTGTTTGTTATCGAAGCATATGACCGGACTAAGCCTGTAAACACAAAGGCATTCTTTAAGATGCTGTCTAACCCACCTGAAAATACACGTCATGTGGCGAGTGCGCTTTTGAAGAAAGATCGTGTTGATTCTGGCTTGGGCAAGAACGTTACAATCTTGGTAATGCAAGAACGTGGCTACGGTGGATACTATCGTGAAAAAGAAATGGTTTGGAAAGATGCAGGCAAGCTGGACACATTCAGCGACCAAGAAACTTTCTACTACTTGCCTTTGAGCGGCTACACAGTTCAAAGTAACTACAGCATGTCTAATGTCAAAGAGTTTTACAACGATTTGAAGGAGTGCGGTGTTACTGGTCTGAAGCAGACTATCTACGGTGTTCGTAAGAGCGATATCAACGCTATCAAGAACAAGAAGAATTGGGTTAACATTGAAACTCACATTGCAAGCCAATTGAAAGTCGTTGATCATAAATTAATGATGAGTTTGGTAATGCAGGCTGTTGACAATTTTAACTTGCTCAGTTATACTGCTAATATCGTTGACGCTATTGCTAATCCTAATAGCCCATATTTGAAATTGGTTAATCAATTTAAGGGCTACGAAAAGATTCGTTATAGCGAACACAGTTTGAAGCGTTTGTGCAATCGTTATGCCCCCGGCGTTAACTTTAGCCCAGAGGCTTTTGTTCAAAAGTTTGTTGATGAATGTGCAACCATTGACAAACGGTATCCGTTGCTGGCCTACTTGCGTAGTGCCCCTAACGCAGAAGTTGCCGAATATGTTAACATGGTTGACACACAGAAAGGTATTTAAAATGGCTTACCCATATTTGATTCAAGGTAATAACATTGTTGTCGTTATTGGCAATAAATCGCACACCGTTAGCAAGACGCACATCACTTATCAAAAGGTGTTGGACGCAATCAAGGCAGAGGACTGGGATGCCTTGCCCGATATTATCGAACCTAAGAAGGTCGTGTTGAACTACGGACAAGGCAATGTGTCTATCCAAGGTGAAACGTTGTTCTGGAAAGGTAAGGAACTGAACACTGGCTTGTCGGTGCGTATGATCCAAATGTTGCAAGATGGCTTCCCAATTGAGCCAATGGTTAACTTCATGGAGAACTTGTATCAAAACCCAAGTCACCGTGCAGTTACAGAACTGTATGGCTTCTTGGAAAAGAACGCATTGCCGATTACTCCAGACGGCCACTTCCTGGCATACAAGAAAGTTCGTGATAACTACTTTGACGTTCATAGCGGCACAATGGATAACTCCGTTGGTAATGTTGTTGAGATGGAACGCCACGAAGTTAACGACAACAAAGACGAAACTTGTTCAACAGGTTTGCACTTCTGTGGCATGAGCTACTTGTCTAGCTTCGGTGGTGCTCGCACAGTTATTGTCAAGGTTAACCCACGTGACGTTGTCAGTATCCCAAGCGACTACAATCAAGCTAAGGGTCGTGCTTGCCGCTACGAGGTGATCGGTGAACTGAACGTTGAGCCGGAAGATGCGTTCACTAAGCCTGTGCAGTCTACAGCAGTCGGTAGCAAGCCTGTATATGCAGGTCCTAAGTTGGGTAACAGCCCGTTCTATGCAGGCTATTCAGCAGGTTGGCAAGGTAGCTACAATGCAACTGATGACCACTTTGGTAAAGACCGTCGTGACTACCGCGAAGGCTTTGAAAAAGGCACAGACGATCGCAAGTATGGCGGCAACGAACGTTATCGCTATACAACAGCAAAAGTTGAAGCAGGTGCTTGGCCCTTTGCTCAAAAGTAATTAACGTGCGCTAGTCTCCCGTTGGAAGGGTAGGCGACTCTAAACCGCCGTGTAGCAGGTTCGAATCCTGTCTAGCGCACCACTAAACATTTTATATGATTACTAATCAAATTTGGTTTGCAGGTAACGAGTGTATTGGCATTGTGCAGATTGTTCAAGAGCATGAACGCGATACATACCGCCAAACCGGTGAAGCTAACTTCAAATACTACATTGGTGTCGGTCAAGGACAGAACGAACGTTCTGATGCACAATATATTGCAGGAAACGGTGTTCCTTTTGATCAAAGAGCAGGAGATGCATTGTTCAATGTTATACCTGGTTCTCTAATGTAATACTAAATAAATTTGCGGAAGGTCCGCAACCAACACTCTTTAAATTAATATGGCTTTAGAGTGTAGCCAGTAAAAAGGAAGAAAAATGATGTATAATCAAAAGCTCGTGGCGAGCGTAAAAGCCAACGGAAAAGTCCTACGTGAATTTAAGGACACAGTCTATATTCCATTTGCAAGCGAATATAGCATCTTACTCAAAAACCTCAATACTGTTCGTGCTGTCGTAAATGTGTTTATCGACGGAGAGAATGTCGTTCCCGGCGGATTGGTTGTAGACCCGGGTCGGACTGTCGACTTAGAGCGTTGGATTAAAAACGGCAATCTCTCCGAAGGTAACAAATTTAAGTTCATTGAACGCACACAGGCAATCGAAGACGGCCCACGCGGCATTAAACTAGAAGATGGCCTTGTTCGCATCGAATATCAATTTGAGATCTCACGCCCTGTCATCCAACCTTTGTGGAGTAATACTACCCTTCGTGGTATTAGCGGTAGCACAGGAGACTGGGCCGGTCCAATGAGCGCAACCTATAGTTCTGTTACAGCATCCGGTGCTACACTCAATAGTGTAAATGTATCAGCACAAGCCGCTAGCTTTAAGAACGAAACTGGTATTACTGTTCCCGGTAGTAAGTCAACACAGAGCTTCACTACAGTTACAATGGGCGCACTTGATCCTACTATTCACAACATTGTGTTGAAACTAGTCGGCGACTTGGGTGATAACAAACCTGTAGTAAAACCTGTTACAGTTAAGCATAAGCCCAAGTGTGTAACTTGCGGCAAGCAAAACAAAGCTCATGCTAAGTTTTGTGTCGAGTGCGGAACTGCATTAGAAATATTTGCGTAATATACGCACTTAACTATCCTAAAAGGGCCTTCGGGCCCTTTTTTATTAAATAATAGTATTATGATCCAGGAGCGGTATAATGGATCCAATGACGCTATTTGCCCTTGCTAACGGAGCGGTTTCAGCAGTTAAGGCAGGGTGTAAACTATATAGAGATATTAAAGGTGCGGCCGGGGAAGTTAAGGACGTCATCAAAGATATGGATGAGCAATTTAAGAAATTGCATCCTCCAGACAAACCTCCTACGGTTGAACAAAAGAATAACTTTATTAAACAAAAGAATGAAGTTATTGAACTTAACAAAAAAGCTAACGCTGGAGAAACAACTGGCGTCTACGCAGAGATTGGCGAACACTTAGGTCAATACTACGACAACTATTACAAGTGTCTTGCTATTTTTAACGAAGAAGAAAAACGTGCCCATAACGAAGTCTACACAGGTGATGCTAGTATAGGCAAACGTGCCTTGCAACGTATTCTAATGCGTAAGCAATTAGAGCAAATGGGGACAGAACTTCGTGAACTAATGGTTTATCAAAGTCCTCCAGAGCTAGGCGCACTATACACTGAAGTATCTGAGATGATGAAAGTAATGGGGGCTGAGCAAGAAGTGCTCATTGCCAAACAAATGAAAGATGAGTATGCGGCTAGACTTAAACGTAGAAAGCGTATGGACCGTATACATATTGATATTGCATTAGGAGTAGGCGCTCTATTCCTTGCATCATCCGTTGGAGTAGCATTTGCTTTAGTGGTAGAAGATCGTATACAGAAATATCCGCACTTAGGAACTGGTTGGATGCCTAAGACTGAGGAACAAAGAAGAAGAGATGCAGAGCCAAAAATATGGACCGGAAGATGAGTCACCACGATAAACCAACACATCAACGATGGCTATATAGATTAGCAGATAACGGAATTATTAAAGCTATAATGATCATTTGGGGAATTTGCTTAATGGCAATATTCGGAGCCTTACTTTTGATAAAAGCCGTTCTTGCTTATTTTAAATAAGATGTTATACTAAATATCCAACAAGGGAGAAACTTATGTTTATTGGATTGATGGGCGTCGACAACGATGGTAAAACTATGTATACTCCTAATGGAAATAAAATTCCTTTCATGTTGCCATGGGGGCTAGCATGGAAGGTTCAGGAGATCCAACATTGGATCGCACAAAAAACTTGGAGATAAAAAATGAAATAGATTGAATATGCTTGTAAGGACGTAGTGTTCCATTTTAATAAAAAACACTTAGAAGACCAAACTGTTCCCATGTGGGTCTTAAAATTTCATGGGGAGACATTATATGTCAATCATGTAGACTGTAGCATTCCTTGGAGCACTAAGGAAACACCCGACAACAGTCATACCAAAGGTAGCATCAAAGTTAAGAACGCACTCCTGCGTGTTAGCGATGACAACGAAGCTACATTAACAGAACTCACCATCTACGATAAATTTAGACTTCGCAATCAGAAGTTGGGCATCACACGGATTATGTTTCGTCCCGGTAGTGGCATCCATAAAGGACTGTTACAAAACGAATACAAACATAGCCCATTTAAAACTATCCAAGGTCGATGTTCTAGCACATTTATTATTTGTGATCTCTTGAGTAAAAAGGAAGTCATGCTAGCTCAAATCAAATACAATGACTGGCATGAAGTAAAGCCAAATGAGTCTTATTATACAGAGTATGATAACATTAAAGGCGATGACATTAAGGTAGACTATGGACACCCTAGCACACCATTTGAGTATAGTTAATTTGGAGTGAAAATATCTTGCTCTTGTAGTTTTACTACTATATAATAACGCAATGACACAGAGTCATGTTTTAAAGGAAGTATTATGAAAAAATTTGCAATCGCAACAATCTTGGCAACAGCCGCAATCGCAGCTTCAGCAATCGAAGTAGGCGTTACCGCAGTTGACCAAACAACTCCAAATCCAAACCGTTATGGTTATGGTGTCACCGTTGGTGAGAACTTTGGCGCTTACAATGTAACCGCAGGTCTTAGCCGCTTCAATCGCGAAGCTAACGACCAAACTCGTGTTACATTGGTCGGTAGTCGTGAGGTATTCAAAGCAGGTCCAGTTAGCCTAACAGGCCGTGTTGGCTATGCTTACTTGAATAACCAAACTGGCGAAGACGGTTCGGCTGTCACAGTTGGTGTTGGCGCAGTTGCTCCGCTTGCAAAAAATGTAGCGGCAACTTTGTCAGTTGATCGTCAATACGGTCAGAACCGTGTTAGCTCGTTCGACGGTAACGTTGTAACTGCTGGTTTGAAATATTCGTTCTAATCAAACTTAGATTCAAAAGGGCCTTCGGGCCCTTTTTGTTATTGATTTTTCCTATAAGCGTTATTAAAATAATTATTGAAAAAATCTATAAAAACCGTTGATTTAATTATTAAATACTATTACAATAAGAACATGGAACAAACAGTTCTTAAAGTTTTCAACACACACTAAAAGGAGAATGATATGAAAACAGTTGGACATAAATTAGAAAAATTCGCAATTACTGGTGTTAAGCCAGGACAACCAGAAGATGCTTTCTTCGATATTACCGATGAAAGTTTTGCTGGCAAGTGGAAAGTAATCGTTTACTATCCAAAAGACTTCACATTCGTTTGTCCTACAGAAATTGTAGCCTATGACAAACTAGCAGGCGACTTTGCTGACCGTGATGCAGTATTGCTCACAGGTAGCACAGACAATGAGTTCTGCAAAGTAGCATGGCAAAAAGCACACCCAGACCTACAGAAGATTACACATACACAGTTCGCAGACACACAGCGCGGCGAGTTGAGCTTGATCGAACAACTAGGTGTATTCTATGCTCCAGCAGGTGCCGCACTTCGCGCAACATTCATCGTTGACCCAGAAAACGTTATCCAGCACGTTACTGTTAACAACTTGAACGTTGGTCGTAGCCCAGAAGAAACACTTCGTGTTCTAGATGCGCTACAAACAGGCGAGCTATGTGCATGTAACCGCACAGTAGGCGGGGAGACTCTATAATGGCATTCAACGACACTATTAAAGGTGCGTTGCCAGAATACGCAAAGGACACCAAACTAAACTTGGACGCTGTCCTTTTGCGTAGCACACTGGACCCAGATGTTGCTATGGGTTGTGCTGTGGCTGCATTGGCCGCAACAGGCAACGGCAAAGTTCTAAGCATTATGTTAGCAGATGCGCCAGTTTATGCAGAAGCCGCAATGACTGCCGCTAGCATTATGGCACAGAACAATGTATGGTATCCTTACGTTGAAATGGCAGATGATGAACAACTAAAGGGCCTGCCAGCACAGTTACGCATGAATGCTATTGCGTCACATGGCGGAACTACTAAGGCAAACTTTGAAGCGTTTAGTCTTGCCGCAAGTATTGTTGGCAAGTGTCATTTTTGTGTGAAAGCCCATTACGACACACTCAAGAAGGAAGGCTACACAGTAGAACAACTTCGTGACATTGGACGTATTGCCGCAGTAATGAACTCTGTTGCTAAGGTGTTGAATAGTTAAACGCTATGATACTGGCTTGTGGTTGCGAAACAGATCGGAGAACGTTTGAACTAGAGTTGCCATTTGACCCGTTAAAGATTGCAATTTTTATAAGCGGTGGCTTAGATAGTGCAGTTTTATATTACTTGTTATTAGAAGAAAATAGACGGGTAGGCGGAGTTCACGACATTGTTCCTCTTACTGTTTTGCGAAAAGAAGGGTCTAAGCATTTTGCTAAACCAGTTATTGCCCACGTTCGATCAATGTTTGACCTTCCATACATTGACCCGATAATTGTGGGCAATAACACCTTGCCCGAAGAACAACAAGTCAAATCTGGTGTTCATGATGCATGGCGCTTACAATTTGATCGAGCATATACTGGTTTAATTCAACAATTACCGCAACATATGGTAGGTTGGCAACCAATCCCTTACACCGAGACTGATAAATTTAAAGCACCACTTTCAAAATTAAATAAAAGTCATATTGTTGATCTTTGTTCTCAGTTACAACTAGAGTCGTTGTTTTACATCACTCATAGTTGTTCGGCACAGGAGATTGGAAGGTGTAATCAATGCAACGGCTGTAACGAACGGTCGTGGGGGTTTGAACAACTGTCGCTCACCGACCCGGGCAGGATTTAAAACAAAAGTTTACAGTTGTCAAAAAACAACAAAATTCGCCTATTTCAACATAGGTCTTGACAGAAGAGACTATATACAATACAATAGAGACTAGTTAGATAGTCAGCACAATCTTTTTGCTCAAATTTGCAAAACCAGGTTGACACAGGAACTAAATAACTATACAATAGAGACATGTTAGCAAGCAAGGTGCTTCTAAGCGTTGTAAAAATACAACAAAAAGATTTACCAAAAGTTGTTGACATAGGTGCCGAAAGGCACTACAATAGAGACTAGTTAGCAAGCAATGGTGCTTGTTAACAAACAAGGATTTTAAAGAGAAAACAAAATGCAATCGTTTAACAGACAACAACAATTTAATACGATAGCCAAACATGTAGGCTTTATGCCCTCATGCTGGTTAGCGATTAATAGTCTGTCTTATGATCGCACACCAGAGGGGATTACCCCGGGGTCCATTGGAGGATCGTGTAACTAAACACTACACAATTTTACCCAAAAGGACCCCAGGACTAAACACCCTGGGGTTTTTGCTTTTTAAGATTTCGAAAAAGTGTGTATAGGGAACGCGACCCTGCTGGCACTATAAACATCGGCTTAATGTGGGCGGCCTACCGGATGGTAAGTTCTAGGCGATAACTAGAATGCGTAAAAAGGTAGCGTATAAAGTAAGTTAGGAATCGTATAACGTTTCCCCTTTGACGGGATGAACTAGCTTATTTTATACGACACATTCGAAAGAGTGTGTGAAGATTATGGAGCTTGTTCCCCATTGCCGGCTGTAACCCGGTAGCCATTATTAAGTGGGGTGGCGGCAAGTGGTTCGATTCCATCAGGCTCCACCATATGTATGCACCGGTGACAGAGCGACCAATGTAGCGGATTGCAAATCCGTAAAGCCGTGGGTTTGAGTCCCACCCGGTGTTCCAGTTATATCGCGGTGGACTTCTGGGTAGGTCCTTGGCCCTTCAAGCCAAAGAGGCGGGTTCGATTCCCGTCCGCGATACCAATTTTGCAGCAATGGAATGGGGTAGGCGCCCTGTGCGCCGCATACTAGTTTCCCGCAAAGGTTCGAGTCCTTTGGCTGCACCATATATGCCGTAGTAGTTCTCTGGGAGGGCAACGGATTGTCTATCCGACTAAGGCGAGTTCGATTCTCGTCTACGGCGCCAGGGCAAATAGTGTAGCAATACACTCAATGTTTGTTAGTTTCAATGGGGGATATAGAAACTAATGCAAAGACTTCTTCGCTCCGCAAAATCCGAGCAAGGTGCATGGACCTGACTGTTAATCAGTGGTTAGTTGAGTTCGATTCTCAAATGCGGAGCAAAGAAGTTTTAGGATAGTAACAGCAAAATTAATAACAACTACTACTCTTGAAAAGTAAGGGAGCGGTTCGACTCCGCGGCATCGCTTAGGCGGTGTTTGGTGTAACGGTAGCACTATGTTAAATTCTATCCTGTTTTAATCTGTTCCTCCATGGTGTAATGGTAACACAACTGACTTTGACTCAGTCGTTCCAGGTTCGAATCCTGGTGGGGGTGCCAAAATTTGGGGGCAGTAGTGGGCTACGGCGTTGCCTTGCAAGCATCGTGTCTAGAAGGGTTCGATTCCCTCGGCTTCCACCAAGTTATGGATAGTAGTGTTTATGGTAACGAGCTGGTTTGCTAAACCGGTCTACCCTGAAAAGGGTAACAGTTCGATTCTGTTGCTATCCACCAAATATGCTTCGTTCGTCTAATGGCAGGGCCACGGTGTTACATACCGTAGATAGAGGTTCGATTCCTTTACGAAGCACCAAGTTTATCTCTGCGTAATGTCAATCTGGTAGACGGCCTGATCTGGAGTCAGGAGGCTGTAGGTTCGAATCCTACCGTGGAGACCAAGTTAATGCTCTATTAGTATAATGGTAATACTCCGGTTTTGTAGTCCGGCAATCGTGGTTCGATTCCTCGATGGAGCACCAAGTTTTAGGATGTTAACAGCAAAAATTTATACATTAGACTTTTAATCTAAACCGTAAAAATACATCCTGTTTTATTTGCCGCTTTAGCTGATGTGGTCATAGCACCGGTTTGAAGCACCGAGGAACTAGGTTCGATCCCTAGAGGCGGCACCACATTTTTTTTTTTGGAGAATGACATGAAACGTTCAATGAAACGATAGTGTCATCCTGAGACTCCGTATTGGTCCGGGATGGCACATTAAAGAACTCTTTAACTGAGTGTAAGATGTTAAAGATCTTTTTAATACAAGCTATCCCTTCGAGGTGTTATGGTAGCATACTCGGCTCTTACCCGATGAGGTGACGGTTCGAATCCGTCTGGAGGGACCATATACGGAGTATGGTGAAATGGTATCACAGCGGACTTTTAATCCGCCAGTTCGGGGTTCGAATCCCCGTGCTCCGACCATATGAAAACACATTACCTATTAACAGCGGCGAACCCGTGGAGTTAATAGTAGTCCTGCAGGCTAGTGTGTTTCCATATGGTGAAGTAGCATAATGGTTGTGCACCTCCTTCATACGGAGCAAGGTGTGAGTTCGAATCTCACCTTCACCACCAAATTATTCCTCTATAGTTAAATGGTATAACAATCGGCTGATAACCGGTCATTACAAGTTCAATTCTTGTTGGAGGAACCATAGCCGTGTAGCTCAGAGGAAGAGCATCGTCTTGATAAGGCGAGGGTCGACATTTCAAAATTGTCCATGGCTACCAATTTAATGCGTGGTTAGTTTAACGGTAAAATCAAACGTTGCCAACGTTTAGTCAAGGGTTCGACTCCCTTACCCCGCACCAAGTTATGCGTGATTAGTGTTTAACGGCCTAGCACAGTTGGCTTCCACCCAGCAAGAAGGAGTTCGAATCTCCTATCCCGCACCAACAGTTCCTTAGTTCATCGGTAGAACGCTACATTGACATTGTAGAGGTGACTGGTTCGACACCAGTAGGAACTACCAAGTTCTATGGAGTTATTAGTGTAGTGGTCTGCACCGCGGGTTGTGATTCCGCTAGTATGAGTTCGATCCTCATATAACTCCCCAGTTTTAGGATGCTAACAGCAAACATTACATTTCTTTTATTCGGAAAAAAGTAAATGCATCCTGTTTAATTTGCCCGCATAGTATAATGGATAATACACTGGTCTACGAAGCCGGGGATTGTGGTTCGATTCCATATGCGGGCGCCAAGTTTTGTAAGTGTCAGTAAGTGAAAGTCACCAACTCGAGTAGCTGGCCAGCCAAAGATTAGGTAAACAACGAGGGGCGCAATACCCTAGCACAAATATAGAAGCGTTGGATGAGTAACTGTAATGACGTATCTTGACCCTGCCGGCTTTATTACAAGGGAAAATGTTTGCGATATGAGGGACGCAATGCTTACAAATTCAATTCTCGCTTTCGTATAATGGAAAATACAATAGGCTTCTACCCTGTGAATGTGGGTTCGATTCCTGCAGGCGAGACCACAATTTAACCCGCCTTGGTGTAATGGTAGCACACGTATTAAAAGGTTATCCTGTTAAGGATACAGTCAGCATAATACACAATTCCATGTCAAGGACGAGATCGTGGTTCGAATCCACGGGGCGGGGCCATAATAAAAACGCACTTGACCTAGCTATAAGTTAGGTTGTAAGGACTGCACACCACCGTCGTGAAAAGTGACGAGTGCGTTTTTATTATGGAGGGTTATCTGGGCTGGGCCCAGCACTGTCTTGAAAACAGATGGACTGCGAAAGCGGTTAGAGTTCGATTCTACTATCCCTCCTCCAAGTTTCGAAGTTAGACGATGGGTTTGAGTCCCTGCCAGTCTAGGCACAGTGGGGTTGACTGTGTTGACACTACAGTATGACTGAAGCCGGTTTGTTTAAACTTGCCTGTTCGAGACAATCCAGCGAGTCTTCCCAGGAGGATAGTTGGGCACTTCGAAAACCTATAATGCCCCATTGGACAAATTGGTAAAGTCGTCTCTCTCAAAAGGAGAAGTTCTCTCTGTTCGAATCAGAGATGGGGCACCATGTATTTCGGGCTTTGGTGAAATGGATATCATCTCTGGCTTCGAACCAGAGGGTGGGAGTTCGATCCTCTCAGGCCCGGCCAAGTTTAGGATGAATCCAGCAAACACTTTTTGGCGCCATTGTTCTGCCAGGCCGTCCAATTGGGGACCGTAGTTGAAATTGGGGTTCGATTCCCGGCAATACTACATCATCCTGTTTTGCTCTTATAGTTAAATGGTAGAACGCCTCTTTGGTATGGAGGTAATGAAAGTTCGATTCTTTCTAAGAGCACCAAAATATATTTGTTAGTTTAGCCAAAAAGTAGTTGACAATACTGCATTTAAGCTATATAATAGATACATACGCTAGCAACTGTTAGCAACGTTCCTTAAAAATTTGAAGTGACAATGACCCATTCGTCTATCGGTTAGGACACTAGGTTTTCATCCTGGCAAGAGGAGTTCGATTCTCCTATGGGTCTCCATTGTTGAGTATTCTGTAAGCTCAGAGGCTTAGATCGTGCGTTATGTAACTTATTCAATAAACAGTAAACTCGAGTAAAGCTGTTGAGAATAGGCAAATAGTGCAGAATATTCAACAATGGAAAGTTTATGCCCTGGTGGTGAAATTGGTAGACACGCTGGTCTTAGAAGCCAGTGCGCGAGCGTGACGGTTCGAGTCCGTCCTGGGGCACCAATATGGAGATGTAGGAAAATTGGTAACCCCAGTGGACTGTAAATCCGCCGCCTTATGGCATTACTGGTTCAAGTCCAGTCGTCTCCACCAAATACACGGAAATGTGGCAGAGTCCGGTTTATTGCAGCAGTCTTGAAAACTGCCGAGTAGAAATGCTCCGTGAGTTCGAATCTCACCGTTTCCGCCATATTAGCTCTGTTAGCTCAATCGGGAGAGCACCGCACTGTCACTGCGGAGGTAAGGGGATCGAAACCCCTACGGGGCGCCAGTTTTGTTTATGTGGGCACACGGATACCATATGTGATTAGAGAGTCGCCCAAGACACTTTCTAATGAACCTGATGCGTGTGACAGACTTACAAAGCGTAAGTTCAGCGCACGACTTGGACAGCGTGTAGCGGTAAACAAATTCATTTATATCTCGGTAGTGTAATGGCAGCATACCAGTCTCCAAAACTGTTGGTCGGGGTTCGAGTCCCTGCCGGGATGCCAAATTAATGTCGTCATTGTTGTGATGAGAGAGAAAAGAAAGTAAAATTAACAATGTATAAAGTAATAAACAAAGAAGAAGAAACAGAATTCGTTAACTTAGATCAAGCAATGGCTTATGCTAAGGAATTAGGAATTTTTGTCACCATAAGTGGTAACGGAATGGAAATTGTCGGTATGTTTGGTGCGGACTCTATCGAAGATGGAAAATGCCCAGATGGTATTGACTATACGTGGAAAAAGCGTAGAATATAAGATTATGCGCCTATGGTGAAATAGGTAGACACAGGAGACTTAAAATCTCCCGCCGTAAGGCGTGCTGGTTCGATTCCGGCTAGGCGCACCAAACATTGGAGTGGTCCCATAATGGTATTGGAGCGGATTGCTAATCCGTCGGTTTGCGAAAGCAGGCTTCTGGGTTCAAGTCCCAGTCACTCCGCCAGGTTATTGGCATATAGCTCAGTTGGTAGTAGCATTTGACTGTTAATCAAAGGGTCCCTGGTTCGAGCCCAGGTATGCCAGCCATTTAAAATAAATGTTTCACATCAAACTCCCACAGACGATCAGCAACCATTTTGTGAGTAGCTGGTCCGGGATGCAGAGAATCTCGCGCCATATCTATATTTTCTAACCAAGGCACTGATAATTTGTAAAAATTTTTCAATCTATTGATAGAAGGCTGTATTGCATTTTCAGACTCACCTAATTGCCACGGAAAGTGATAGACTTTAGTGTTGTATCTTTCTGCAAGTAAGTCAATTATAGTTAGACTGCGATCAGCTTGTTGTATTGCAAAATCTTCGTGGATTAGAGTTTCTGTGAAGTGTGTAGGTAGCATCCATGGATGGGGAGAGCCAAGATAGCCAGGGATCCAGTTTTGAAGATGATCTTTTTCTACAAAGATTGCTCTACGCATCCACGGTGGTCGAAGATAAAAAACATATCTAGGACGAAGTTGATCAATAAAATTAGCAAGAACACCTGCATTAATATCAGTGCTTCCGCCAGATATAGCCAGATTCCAAAACGGAATGTTCTTTTTAGTTTTGTTTCTTATGTGTTCTAGTAGAACATACGCCCAAGTCTTATCAACTGGTAGGCCTTCACCTTCTGTAAAACTGCAACCTAAAAATACAATAGGCACATCACTAGGCAAATCAAACTCGTCACAGCGAAAACCGTAACTGTTAAATTTATAGTCAAATGATTCAGGTGTATATATATTAGGACCGAAAACATTTTCAGTCTTATATTGATCTTCTCTATCAGATTGATGCCATTGTTCCGTTTTATTGCGGTGATTCAGTCTATGGAATGTATAATCAAGCATAACGTTATTTATAAAGGACCAAAATGCTAAAACCAACAGCAACTTACAAAATGAGCAAGCCAACAAAAACAATGCTTGCATTAGGAAAATTTCGAAACGCAGAAGATCGACATGCATGGAAACACGCAATGATCGGTGCAGAGCTTGCATCGCGTGTGGTTGTCAAATCTAAAGCAGAACGCAAGGCTGCTGAGTAAATAACAGACCCCGTTTTACACTTTTACGTTAACTAAAGTGCGCGATTGCTGTAAGCGAGAACAGCACGGTGCATTGGATCTACCGCAAGGTTCTCTTTAGGAACGACTTGAGAAATCACAAAGGCGGCAACACTAGCCGTCTAAATGGAAAAAGGTGTGGACAGAGTAACAGCTCAGTTTAGGGCTCCTGTGGTGGGAGTGGCTAGACATTTTTAGTATGTATATCGCGCCCTGCACATAAGACAGGCTCCGTTGGTGAAAGAGATGTGCATACTAAAAATTATCGCGGTGTATGGAAGTGGTCTATCCGCTTGGTCTCATAAGCCAAGAATCGCTGGTTCGAATCCAGCCTCCGCAACCAATTTGGGGGTGTAGCTCACCTGGGAGAGCGTCTGATTTGCATTCAGAAGGTAGCGGGTTCAAGTCCTGTCACCTCCACCAAAGTATTAGTTAGGAGATTTTATGGGTGATGGCGGTAAGGGTGATAGCCCGAGACCTTTTAGTATCAGTCAAAAAGAATTTGACACTAACTGGGATAGAATTTTTAAAAAGGATAAACCTGTGCAAGTAAGAGTTCAAGAAGATTCAAGCGAAATTGGTAAATGCGGTTGCGGTCGTAGCCCAACTGGTAAGTGTATCGGTTGGCATGGTTTAAATGAGGACCAATATAAAGAAGCACTTGAAAAGTATATGACTAATCAAGAAGACGCAACCGGTAATCCTGTTTAATATAAGTAAGATTATGCCGGTTTAGCTCAGTGGTAGAGCAACCGCCTTGTAAGCGGTAGGTCGTCAGTTCAATCCCGACAACCGGCACCAAACAAAAGGAATGTTGATGAAACCAGATGAAACATTACAAAAAGCGTATGGCAGCATTCCAAAGGAAGTTGGAATCAACTTTGACTTTAGTTGGATGCCAACATTCCGCGGTATTAAATATTACTGGTTAATTTTAATTCGCAAAGTGACAAGAAGATAATATGCGGGGTTCGTATAGTGGTAATACCTTAGCCTTCCAAGCTAATGCTGAGAGTTCGATTCTCTTACCCCGCTCCATTTTAAAGAGACTAGTGTGCCTGTAGAAAATTTATTTCCAATTCCAATCTATTCTGATATAGTTAAGAACGAAGAATATAAACTTGTGCAATCAGAAATTGCTACAGCTATTAGTTCATTAGACATCGACAGTTTAAAGAATCCGTGGGATGATACTGTTAAGTCATCATTTGATTATAATGCTCCTAGGAACTTTGTTGAACAAACTCCTATCTTTAAAGAAGCAATTCGTAATCATATGATACAATATTTTGCAGAAGTTAACCCGAAGCTACCTGTTATTGATTTTAAAATAACAGACTCGTGGATTAATTTTTCCGATCGTGGTGGATATCAAAATTATCACTCGCATACATTCTCAGATATCTCTGGTTGCTACTATTATCAATCAACTGTTGAAGATGGTGATATTAAATTTAAGTCCCCGTCGTCTGCACATATATCAAGTTCAATTCTATTAAACAAGTATGTGGCACATAAACCGCTACAAGGTAAGTTGTTGTTATTTCCGTCGTTTTTAGAACATGCAGTTATGATGAACAATACTGATAACACACGTATATCAATATCGTTTAACATTAAATTTATATATAAGGATTCTTTATGATTTGGTTCGAACCACCTGATCAAATTATCGGATGGGATTATAAGATCCCAAATGTATTGTCCGATGAAGAGATCAAAGTTATTGAAAATTACGCGAGTGCGTTTCCGGACCAACTAGTAGAGGCGGAAGTTAGAACTGATAACGACCCTGTAGACACAGACTATCGTAGGTCCAGTGTTATGTTCTTACATGACATGGAAGTGTTTTCTGGATTATACACAAAGGTATTTGACGTTGTGTTAAGTGTTAACACAACACATTTTAGATACAGTTTAAACTATACCGAAGTGTTGCAATACTCGGTTTACGAAAGTTCAAATCTTGGGTTTTACGATATTCATTGTGATACACAATTAAGAAATACAAATGGCTTCAATCGCAAGATATCTTTTAGCATATTGTTAAATGATCCTAGCGAGTTCGAAGGCGGTGATTTATTATTTCATGTTAGCAAAGAGCCGTATTCTGCTAACTTGCAAAAAGGTGAGATGGTTTTGTTTCCATCATACATACCGCACAGCGTTACTCCTGTAACTAAAGGGGTAAGAAAAACGCTAGTCGGTTGGGTATGTGGTCCTAACCTAGTCTAAGTTTATTCGGGGTGTAGCGCAGTCTGGTTAGCGCATCTGCTTTGGGAGCAGAGGGTCGTGAGTTCGAATCCCACCACCCCGACCAATTTCCCTCTGTAGCTTAATGGTAAAGACGCGAGCTTATACCTCGCCAAAGCACAGGCCAGATAAGCCTGAGTGTGCAGGTTCGAGTCCTGCCAGAGGGACCAGCTCGTTGTAGTTCAATGGACAGAACGGCTCTCTCCTAAAGAGTAGATCCTGGTTCGATTCCGGGCTACGAGACCAATTTAAATGTTGACACTTGTCAAACATTGCTATATAATTAAACATTAAGGACAGCGTATGTTGCAATCAAAATTTTTAAGTCGTGGACCAAATGTAGACACTGAGAAGTGCGTAGAAAACGCAGGCGGTAATCGATTTGATCTTGTTTTAATTGCGGCTGCTAGGGCACGTGAAATTAAACGTCAACATCGCGAAAGCGACAAGCGTGAACATGTGCATAGTGCGCTAACAGCATTGGAAGAAATCCAAGCTGGTAAAGTCGGTAAAGAGTATTTAAAACGGGTATGAAGCAAAAGTATATAGACTTATACATGGATTGGGCTACACGCCTGACTCAGCTAAGTCACGCAAAACGTTTGCAAGTCGGAGCCGTTATTGTTAAAGACGACTGTGTCATCAGTTATGGCTACAATGGTATGCCAGCCGGTTGGGATAACAACTGCGAAGATGTTATACAACATTCTGATGATACAACTTCGTTGAAAACAAAGCCAGAGGTATTACATGCAGAATCTAATGCGATTGCTAAGTTGGCAAAGTCTAGTAATAGTGGCTTGGGTGCTGATTTATTTGTCACTCACAGTCCTTGCATTGAGTGCGCCAAACTTATCCATCAGTCAGGTATTGCTCGTGTATTTTTTGGTAGCCACTATCGGGATGATAGCGGAATAAATTTCCTGGAAAAGTCCGGGATTGAAGTAAAGCATATTGGATCGTTAGCTCAGCGGTAGAGCTCCGCCTTTACACGGCGTAGGTCGTAGGTTCGATCCCTACACGATCCACCAAGCAATGGTCAGGTGGCAGAGCGACTATGCTTCCGATTGCAAACCGGATACAGGTAGGTTTGACCCCTACCCTGACCTCCAATTTAGGATACTCACAGCAAAACTATCCAAACGATAGGTAGGTGGTTCGATTCCATCTTTTTCCGCTAGGGAAAAATAGCTCATTAGGTAGAGCATTCGTCAAAGAATAGTATCCTGTTTTATTCAGTTTAGCCAAAAGGCTAGACAAGCAGTTTGATCTATACTATAATAGACACATAGCAAGGCAACTTGCAGAGAGTTTTAGGATCGTATCAGCAACATTCATATTACTATGGATCGTTGGACCCTATGGTAGTCGGCTGGAGTCAAAAGGTTCGCCTGGAGACGTTGAAGGTTGCTATTGAAATAGACCAACAAGCTCAGAGTGATGGCCTGAGTCTAATAAAAGCAGTCAACAACGATCCTGTTAATCATAGGATGATTACAGCAACTTTAACTTTATACTGAAACCGTTCATGCAGTAGACGGCGGCCCGTGGAACGGCTGTAGTGGCAATACAGAAATGTATAAACCATAACGCTAATGGAACTGTTGACTTATGGAAAGACATATATGCGCTGTCGCAGACACAAGGACAGCTAGGGTTGGGGAACTGAACCAATATACAGGGGATGGGGCCAACCAGAAAATAAAAACTGTTCCGCTCATCCTGCTAGAAACATAGAATGTTAACAGCAACTTTAAATTTTCAAGCATATCGAAAAAAAAACACATTCTGAAAGGTAATTAAAATGAACGCATTTGTAAACGCAGTAGCAAATCAAGAAGCCCGCACCGCTAACGGTATGAAGGCACGTAAGTCAACAGCCAAGGCTACAGTTGACCTGTTTTACAACATTGGCGCAAGCCGTGGTAAGAACATCGTAGGCGACTTTACAGCCGCTTATGTTGAAAACCAAGACGTTGCTCTACGCATCGCACAATGGGCACGTGATGTCCGTGGTGGTGCGGGTGAACGTCAACTTTTCCGTGACATTCTTGTTCACTTGGAAAAGCGTGACCCAGACGCCGCTTTGGCTTTGCTAAAGAAGGCGCCTGAAGTGGGACGTTGGGACGACATCTTTGTCTTCTCTACTCCTGCTCTTAAGAGCGCCGCTTACACTATGCTAGGCGATGCACTTCGTGCTCGTAATGGCTTGGCTGCAAAGTGGACTCCTCGTAAGGGTCAAATCGCACAGGAAATCCGTGCGTTCTTTGGAATGACTCCAAAGCAATATCGTAAGAGCCTTGTGGCACTTACCAAGGTTGTTGAAACACAAATGTGTGCCAACGACTGGGATAACATCAACTTCTCACACGTTCCTTCTGTGGCTGCTCGCAACTACAAGAAGGCATTCAACCGTCACACACCTGCGTTCGCAGAGTATGTGGCCAAGTTGACAAGTGGTGATAAGACTGTTAAGGTTAACGCCTCAGCAATCTACCCACATGATGTGTTGAAGGGCATTGCACACAGCTACACCAAGCTGAACAAGACAGAAACAGACCATGTGATCGCACAATGGGACGCTCTGCCTAACTACGTAGGTGACGCAAGTATCCTGCCTCTAGTTGACGTATCTGGTTCGATGACAACATCTGTTCCAGGTTCGACTGTTCGTTGTTTGGATGTAGCGGTTGGACTAGGTTTGTATCTTGCAGACAAGAACAAGGGCGTGTTCAAGGACACATTCTTGACTTTCTCTAGCAAGCCACAACTTGTTACTCTAAAGGGTAACATTGTTCAAAAGGTCGAACAAATGTCGACCAGCAACTGGGAAATGAGCACTAACTTGCATGCCGCTATGGACAAGATCCTAAGCGTTGCAGTTAAGGGTAACGTCCCAGCTAGCGACATGCCAAAGATGTTGCTAATCTTGTCAGACATGCAGTTCAACCAATGCGCTCGTTTCGACGACAGCGCAATGGAAATGATCGAACGCAAGTATGCTGATGCGGGTTATACCGCACCACAAGTTGTGTTCTGGAACTTGAACAGTAGCGGTAACGTTCCTGTTAAGTCAGACAAGTCTGGAGCCGCTCTAGTTAGCGGATTTAGCCCAAGCATCATGACAGCTTTGCTGTCCGCTGATCTGGACCAATTCACTCCAGAAGGTATCATGCTTAAGACTGTAATGGTCCCACGCTACGACCTTAGCTAAAAAGTATTACTTTTTAATAGCACCTTCGGGTGCTATTTTTTTAGGTTGACGTAGTCCAAAACATCTAGTATAATTTAACTTTAAAGGAGCAGTAAATGCCATGGATTGAAAATGTCGCCGCTGATGACATTCCAAAGCGGTTCCATCACGAAGCAGGGGAGAACAGTATGCTGATCAGTATTACTGATCCTGCAAGCTGGCGTCCTACTCCTGCGCACAAGTTCAAGGAAATTCATAACTTTGAATTCTTGGATGTAGAAAAGAATGATCACGTAGACGACGAAGAAATGCGTTGCAGTCAAGAACAAGCCGACGAGCTAGTTCGCCTGTTGCAACACGCAAAGGACAACCACATGAACGTTGTTGTTCATTGCTTTGCAGGTATCTGCCGTTCGGGTGCAGTTTGTGAAGTTGGTGTCATGATGGGCTTCCAGGATACTGGTCGTTTCCGTAGCCCTAACTTGTTAGTCAAGCATCGTATGATGAAGGCATTGGGCTGGACATACGACGAAAACGAAAAGCCCAATCTTGATGATTGGCGCACATTTAGGAGTATAGACTGATGCACTTAACTAGAAAAGACATCGACAAAATTCAAGAAGTTTTGGATAAGTTTCCAGAAGTAGAAATTTTTGAACTAGACCAAGATTCTAGCAGTGGAATTGGAAGCGTCACTACGATGACATTTCCACTTGATGCTGGCGGGCTACAGGGCTCGTTTAACATTGAGATTAGCGGTGTCGAAGATTGGTAAAGTGTTGTATTAATACAACAACTCTCTGGTTGACGCCTTAGCCGTTTGAGCATATAATATACATATACTGAAACACATAGGAGAGCGAAATGAAACAAGATTGGACATTGTATATCTACAAATTGGACAAGCGCACTAAGCGAGGTGAGCGTCTTGTTTCTACTACAGTTTGGCAAGCCCGCGATGAAGCGAGCATGAAGCGTGAATGCGCCGAATTGTTTAGTTTGTATCCTGCAAAGTTGGGCTATCGTTTTGAATATTTCCCAACAATGAAAACAGTTAAGAATTTGATGACCGGTAAAGATGTCCAAATTGATCGCGACACTCCTTGGTGTTGCAATCCAGCTTCGGAGACTTACTGGTCCATGTAAGGAGCCAGTATGATGATCGTAGCAAAGTTTAAGGACAGGATTGTGCAGATTGTTCGGGTTGCTGAATCTGTGCAGTTCTCAGAAGAAAAGGGCTGGATCTTTATTTGCTTTGACTTCGACAAGATCAACAGACGTCGAGAGCAGTTTAAGTGGGTTAAGGCCAGCGAAACTCATTTTGAATGGGTAAAAGAATTTGTAGGTGAATAAATGAAAACATGGATTACAAGTGACTTGCACTTTGGGCATAAGAACATTATGAAGTTCTGCCCACAGACGCGAGCACGTTTTAATGACGATGTTACCTACATGAATAATGCTATGGTTGAGGAATGGAACCACAAGGTTCAACCCGAAGACACAGTTTACATCTTAGGTGATGTAGCGTTCATGTCAGGTAGCGATGCTGGTAGAATGATTAATCGTTTGAACGGCACAAAGATTTTGATTGAAGGTAACCACGATCGCAAGACATTGATGGATGTAACTTTCCGTAATGCATTTAAGGAAGTTCACAAGTATTTGGATATGACGTATGACGGTCACAAGATTGTTATGTTCCACTATCCAATCGCTGAGTGGGATCAAATGCACAGAGGAGCTTTGCATTTTCATGGACACTTGCACGGTGGTGTAAGCGGGTTGGAAAAGTATCGCGCATTAGATGTGGGTATGGACTCAACTGGAGAAATTGTAATTGGCTTGGATCGTGCTATACGTATGATCAAGGACAAAGAAATTAAGGGTCATCATGTTTAAGGATGAGTTAAAGAACTACGTTGCTACTTCTGGATTGGTTAACATGAAGGAATGTAGTGACGGGCTCTTTGTATTAAAGTATAAGAAGAAGGTATTCTACGACAACTTGTGGAACGACTACATTGCAGAATGTCGTGGGTCTATTGTGGACAAGGATTTTAACCTAGTTACATATCCATTCACAAAGATCTATAACTACGGTATTGAAAAGGAAGCTCCAAAGCTATCCGGCGATACTAAGGTTACAGCGTTCCGTAAGATAAACGGGTTCATGGTTGCTATGACTTGGCACAACGGAGACATCCTAGTGTCTACTACTGGTAGCACAGACAGCCCATATGTAGCAATGGCAAAAGAAATGATGCTAACTCATATGTGCTGGGCTGACTGGCAAATGGCACTAGGCAACGCAGAGTGCAAGGGAGTGACTTTTATGTTTGAATGTGTGCATCCAAGTGATCCACATATCATTCCAGAAAAGTCGGGTATGTATTTGTTAGGCTGGCGCGAAAACGTGTTCGGCTCTAAGATCTTACATGACCCATACATCCTAATGGACTTTGCTCGTAGCCTAAACTGTTTCTGGGCAGAAAGTGTTACAACTAACATGGCACGTTTGGAACAGTTGGCTAAGGAATGTAAGCATGAAGGTTATGTATTCTATACTGACGAAGGTGTGAGTGCTAAGATCAAGTCACCATACTACCTAACTTCAAAGTGGGTTGCTCGCAATCCACGCACAGATAAGTTAGTAGACTTGAACAAGGACATTAAGCACAATCTAGATGAAGAATACTATCCACTGGTTGACGCAATCCGTGCTAACATAGTAGAATACACAGCAATGGACGAGCAAGCTCGTCTAGCATGGGTAAGGGAACAATTAGCATGAAAGATGAAAGTCACTTGCCAGTATCTGAACAAAGTCTAGTCTTCCGTTTGCGCAAACGGGCGGAGATTAGACGACAGATACCTGGCCGTAAGAGTGTTGAAGAAGGTGCAAGAGATCGTATAGCAGACCTGCTGGAAGAGGCAGCTGATGAAATAGAAAGGTTACAAAAATGCCAAAGTGTTATCAATTAGTCGGTGTTCCAGGATCTGGAAAGTCTACTTGGATTAACAACCAAGACTGGGCTAAGGATATTCCTGTAGTGTCTACTGACAACTTTGTAGAAGCATACGCTAAGGAGCAAGGTAAGACTTACTCTGAAGTGTTTACTGAATACATGCCAATCGCTGTTCGGTTAATGGCAAACCAAGCGTTGGTCTGTCAAGCAAACAACTTAGATGTAATCTGGGATCAAACTTCAACAACTATTGCTAGCCGTAAGCGTAAGTTTAACACTCTGCCAAACTACGAGCATATTGCCGTCGTGTTCAAGACACCAGAGCATAAGGAGTTGATTCGTAGACTGTGGAGTCGTCCTGGGAAAGAAATTCCAGAGCACGTTATTGCTAGTATGATTGCTGGGTTTGAAATGCCAACCGAAGACGAAGGTTTTACAGAAATTTGGTATGCAGAATAATAGGACCTCCGGGTCCTATTTTTTTGACTGCTTAGTCTAGATTACGAATCGTTTCCCAGCTAAAACTTTCACCGGGTGCAATAGTTTCGTAGATGACCCACTGAGGTGTGTATTGTATGTTTACACGAAATGGAACTCGATGAAGACCTGAATAAAATAAGTTACGATCAGACCTTGATGTTATTCTATTAACGGGTTCCGCTAGCCGAGTTCTATTAAACACTTCAATTAAATTCTTGTTATAATCATTAAAGCATAGTGCAACTTGTTCACATTTATTTGCAATAGCCCAATCTTTGTGTTCAGGTAAGAGATAATCTTTTAGCAATCCCCTATTTCGATATTCTTTAGTAATCCACGATCGAGTTCCGGCCATCGCCACTTTATCACTGAAGTCACTGATATAGACTCCGCTACAACCTACAATAGTATCATTATCTGTAAGAATATAAAAATTACCTTTGGGCTCTACGAATCTGTTAGTCTGTTCTAAGAGATAAGGAAGCGTATTATTGTGAGTTTTCCAATCATCATGCCACATGTTAATGTGTGCAGGGTGTTTAATATCAAGATGTTCTTTTTTTAAAAAATGAAAAAATCGCTCTTGATCAAACTGTTTATATTCGTGGATCATATACATACATATACTTATTATGAGATTGCAGGCATGAGATTAAAAGTATTAAACATAATGGATTTTGACGAAGCAATAAAAATGACTTCGTTAAAGTCACGTCACGGCGGAACAGCACCATCTGATCAGTTAGACAAACGCTACTACTATTATTTTACAACTAGCCCGATTGCATTGGCCCTTGGGTATTACGAAGAAGATAAGATGATTAGCTGGGCAACTCTACGTTTTGGAAAACAAGACGACATGAACATCTGGACTATTACATCGTTATGGTCTAATCGATTTAGTAATATCCTATCATTTGATAAGCCCGAGATGGGATACTTAATGAAAGGCTGTTTTGAAATTGCAGAACATAGAAAATATTGGGACTACTTTTACACACTAGCATCGCGACTAGAACATGTTTATCAGCGTCAATGGATGAAGAATCCCTGGGTAGATACCGGAAGATATGACTTAGAAACATATGCTCGTGTTCCAGCAAATACTATCCCAGAGCCTAGATTTGTTTACAGGCTGTTAGGTGAACAAGTTAAGCCCACTGACATGACTGTCAAACACCGGAGTTTGCGCCCCGAGTTCAGAAAAGATTACGATAATGTTAGTCCTTTAGAGCAAGGCGCTAGCCCATATTCCGTAGAAGAACTACAGGCTAAGCCTTCTTTACCAAAGTAATAATCCATTCAGCTGGATCAATTTCCCACCATTTTACTTTTGTAGTTGAAACAGCAGGTCTACCGTGATGATTGTTATGCCAAGCATCGCCTAGAATAAACGGAAACAACCAAGCATTATTTGTGCTCATGTCTTTAGTTTCAAAGTTCCTATACCCGTTCTTGTGTGCAAAGTAGTTAAAATTATTTTGACTAAGCTGAACGATAAATGCTGGTAAGATCCAAGTAAAGTAAATTAGACTAGGATTGATTAGTCCCATTAGTATAATCCAACTTATAATAACTGTTAGGTAATAGTTATTGATCCAGATGTGCTCCTTGGTCATTAAATCTTTGACTAGGAAAATTTTCATCTTCTCTGACTTTTCTTCTATGTGTTTAAACCCAAATAGTTTATATCCAATAGTTAGGGGCGAGTGCGGATCTTTGTCGTTATCTGTGTTAGCATGGTGCAGTCTGTGGACATATACCCAACCTAGTATACTTGCACGGCCTGCTAACAAAGCAAACAAAGTAAACAACCATTTAAGAGCAGGATGTTTAAATTCAAACGCCTTGTGAGTATAATACCTGTGTAGCGTAATACTGATACCTAAAATACTATAGATATAAAAGAACGCAATAGTAATTAATATATTTGTTAGTGTAAAGTCGGCAAAGAACAATCCTATAACAGAAGCAACGCCTGTAAATAATTGAACATTTGTAATAGTGTTGGCACTAGCTGCTAGATATCTCATTCAAATAGCCCTTCGGTTTTAATACAGTCCTCAATAGTTCTTCCAATAAAATGATCTAGCACCCATCGAACGGTAAACATAACTCGGTATTCGTCACTCTTGTTTTCAACACCGTGCATGATTGAATTATTAGTAAAGCACGGTTTAGTGATTTCAATAGATTCAATCGGAACTAGTTGCGTATAATCTTTAGGATGAACTCCGCCTAAGTATCCATCTGGGTTGTCTGTGCGTAAATTTTCAGGCTTACACTCATACCATGTCATAAACGTATTTGTTGAACCTGCAACTGGTATGTTTAATCCTAACGGAACTACAGGGCTTCTGCCGCCACCGTCTATATGTGCGCCTAGCTTTTGATGTGGTGGCGTTATATAAAATCTTAAGAGTCTGATTGGCAGTTTGCACCTTGGACGTAGCCAGCTCATAAACTGCGGACACTTTTCTGACATGTATTGTTCACTATAAGTAAACGCATGAGGTTTTGTATCTGCTTTGTAATCGTGATCAATACAGGCAAGTAGCTCTTGTTGAATTGATTCAAAATTTGGAATTACAATATTTTTATAGAGTTCTTTCATGGTCATAAATAATTATATACAACTATTTATAACCACATGGACGACTTAAAAATAATTTCAGCTCCGATAGTATGGCCAAAGATACAGCCAGTAGATTGGCCGCGCTGGTGGCGCCTTTGGTTAACTGAAGGTAAACGAATACCAAAGGTTAATAAAAATCATAATGAGACTGGAGCAGAATGGCGCGGATTTGATGTGTATGTAGCCCCCGGTGTCGATACAGAAGCACTAACTGGATATTCTGCACCAAATGTTGACTGTCCAGATTTGTTTCCAACCTTGTTTAATAACCTAGATGCGTTTCCAGTTGAGATTAAAGCAATGCGAGTAGTGTCTAGTTTAGCTACAGTTATTCCGCACAATGATCATACAGTTCCAGCAATTAGTGTTCGCTCAATGCTTTATGATAATAATTTCAAACCTACATTTTATTACAAAGTAAATGAAGAACAAAAGTATCAGCGATTGCCCCCTGATTCAAATACTTGGTTGTATTGGGATAACAAGTCGCAACACGGCACAGACTTCTGGTATGGGCACCATAAACAACTTATTGTTTATTACGGTTCTTTTAAAACAGACTATTATAAAAAGTTAATCGAAGAAAGCCAGGCAAGATACCCTGACTTTATTCACTACGAATAACCGTAGTGTCTTGTGGAATAAGGAACGCTGGATCTTTATCAAATCCTAGTGTAAGAGCAATCCTAGGAGATTCGGCAATGTTCATGTCTACCATATGTGCTTCGCTTGTTAAAATGACAGTTGCTTGGTCTATTTCAACACGATCCTCTAACTTGTAATCATCATTTACAACTCGAAGATACGGGCACTTTGTAAATTCATTAATCACTTTCTCAAATTTAACATTACTATAAAAATTTGTAAAGCTACCTTTGCAATTTAACAGGGGAATGTTTATTCTCGCTTTGTGATAGTAATCGTCAACATGTATTGTTGCATCTGATTTCTTATAGGTAATATACACCGCAGCATAATTGCAAGTTAATCCAAACTTAGAAAAGCTCTGATTAATTTCCGGACATGCTTCAAGTAACTCAGATGCATTAAGCCAATAGAATGAAGCATCTTTCTTTCTAAGATAAACATCTGTTTGAAGTTTTACATAGTTTAGACTCTTTTCGATAATGATATCTATATTATCTAAATCAATTTTATTATAATATCTCATCGTCGTCTTCTAATAAAAACTTAGGATCTTGCACAAATCGAACAGTTAGGCACATACGCGGAGCACCTTTTTTAAACATATGAACCTTGTGAGGTTTATTAACACGAATAACTGTTGCTTTTCTAATAGTAACTCTTGCAACTTCAACAGCAGCGTCGGCATCGCACAAATAAAAATTCAAACCATTGTTTTGTTGCTCTTTAGTAGTAAGTGGTGCTTCATAAAATACTGTAGCAGAACTGTCGCAGTTTATTAAAGGAATGTTTATTCTACAATCGGGAGTTGGATAGTCTATATGTATAGGACTCTCTTCGTCTTTAACAGTATAGTAAACTGCAACCATCATAGGCGTAAGGCCTAGTTTACTAAACGCCTTAAGGGCTTCTGGACAATAATTAAAATATGATTTTAAATCTAATTTAAAAAAATTGTCTATCTTCTCTTCTGTTACAAAGGGTTGTGATAATACATATTCTATAGATTTCTTAACAATTTCGTCATAAAAATCTATATCAATTTCTTTAAAATACCGCATTAGTTATCTAGGATGTGCTAGTTTTAAAAGCATCAACAACTCAATAACATATCTGCCCGGATCGAACTGATACCATTTTTTACCAATTTGATAATCGCCGGGTCGTGCGTGATGGTTGTTGTGCCAACCTTCGCCAAATGTCAAATATGCCCACCACCAAACGTTGTGTGAAGCATCTTTAGTTTCTACAGGGCGAGTTCCAAACTTAGGATCGTGATCAATCCAATTACTAAAACGTGATGCAATCGTATTAAAGAATACTGGAATTAAAAACAAGTATACTGCAACTAACGGATTAACAATGAACAATCCTGCTAACAGAGCAAGGATCATTGCAATATAGTATTCGTGCATAAAGCGCTGAACTGGATCGTTGATGATATCCTTAACTAACCATTTATTAAATGGACCGCCGTAGTCACCAACTATAGCCCCAACAGGTCCTAAGGTTACTGGACTGTGCGGGTCACCTGCTTGATCTGCATGTTTGTGATGAGCCCTGTGGACAAAGACCCACCCAACTGAACTGCCGGTGCAGCCAATGTTGCCAAAGAAACTAAACAGTCTTTCTAACGGTTTAGCTAGCACATAAGAGCGATGTGTTAACAGTCTGTGAAATGTAACAGTAATGCCTAAACACGTGATTAGAAAATAACCCAATAGGGACAGCAACCAATAGTCTAATCCTGCAGGATTAAGTAATGCCCACACAAACGATCCTGCGGCTAATAATTGCATTAGAATAAAGAACCACTCTCGTGGATACCATAATGATTTAATCTTGCTAGCTGTGATTGACATATTGAATTCCTTTATTCAGTATTTATCTACAGCTTTAACTAGCCCTATAAATATCTCACTTACAGGACAAAACATGTTTTATAAAGATAATTGGTTAGAATGGAACTACGATAATGCAGAGCCATACGGGCCTAAACTAAAGCCAACTAGCAGATTTAACATTAAACTTAAAAATATAGTAACCGGCCCTGTAAGAAGCTACTACGAAGAATTAGCTGCAAACGCTACCCTTATTCGCGATACATTCTCAGGTGATCTAGATCTGTTGTTCTCCGGTGGAATTGACAGCGAAATTATTTTACGAATCTACCACGATTTAAAAATACCAATTAATGTTTACATCTTCAAATACGAAAACAACTACAACTATAGAGAGTTTGATCGTGCTATTAAAATTTGTCAAGAATTAAATGTTACTCCTAAAGTGATAGATTTTAATCTAGAAAAATTCTTTGAACAAGAAGCGTATGATATTTGGTCCAAGTGCTATGCAAATAGCACAGGTTGGTTACCGCATATGAAGATGACTGAATATCTAGATGGAACTCCTATATTTGGAAGTGGGGAATCTTACTGGCGCAGAACTAGTCGAGATATGACTAAAAAATATCCGTGGGTGTTTGAACTAGCAGAAGGGCCAAAGCACTGGGCTGTTTATCATAAAACTATAGGTCGTCCGGCTATTACTGACTGGTATGAGTATTCGCCTGAGCTAATTGTAGCACATACTCGTCTACCTATGGTTCAGGCCTTGCTTAACGACAATATCCCAGGGAAACTGTCAATTAACAGTAGTAAGGCAATTATACATCAAGAGTGGTGGCCAAGTATTGAAGTGAGACCAAAGATGGTAGGCTTTGAAGGGGAACAAGACCCAGGGGTAATGTCAAAGCCTCGCTTTATGTTAGACTTTGGTGCAAAAAATATTGTTGCTAAAGTTAGGTCTAACACTTATATCTATACAGAAGAGCAGCTACTTACCGCACTCTGTTCTGAAACAACCACTGGCCAAAGTGAACACAGTGATCCTCAAGTGGACTCTCTGATTTCATAACAGGAAAGAATTTTCCTTTTATCTTTTCGATCGCTCCAACGTCTTCCTTAAAAACATCTTCTAGTGTTTCAAACTGTTTACGTTTTTCTAAGGTAGTTGCAGGATCATAGTAGAACTGTGTATTCCAAGTAAATCCAAATTCGCTTGCAGGGTCGTTAGGCGTAACATAGTTTATCGCCAGGCAACCGGGACTCCATTCGATAAAAGTGTATGGATAAATTACAAGCCAGAACCCAGTTGCGCAGTATTGTATGACCCAACCATCGCCCTGATCTAATGTAACTTCGTCTAAGTTTGTCTCTTCTGATAGGCCAGGGTGGACACCGCCTTTTCTAATATGAAACAAATCTGCTTGAATATCCATCATGAATAACCAGTTGCCGTTGCTGGCACCCTTACACATGTGACTATATTCTAAGCCAGTTTCGCTGGCTAACACATCAACCCATTTATGATTGGGCTCTGTAAAGTTTTTTAACACAAGTCCAGACTTACCAATATTAGCACTACCGCAACCAATCTTTCGATCGTTGTTGATAGGAATTCCAGATTTAGTCCATTCAAATCCGTGCAGTTCGCACAGAATATTTTCTACGTGTTGTCCCGGTTCTGCTAAAGGATACATCCTATGTGGACAATGCCTGTTAAACAAATTTACGTTTGTTTCGCCTTTGTTAAGGATATAGTCCGGAACAACAAAATTCTTATCTTTAATTGCTGATTTATGTGCTAATACTTCCTGTTGGAACATGCTCGCCTTTCAAATTAGGGTGTTGGAAATGATCTGTAAGTGTGACCGCGCTCAATCATGTATGCATCGCGTCTTGCAAACTCTTCCTGAAGTGCAGGATCATGTGCAAACTGTAAAGATGCTTCGTGATCAACCCATGTCTTTTGTAAAGTTTTTGATAGGCCGTCTGGGGAAACTGTATAAACGTTTTGAACCTTGCCTGTGTCTTCGTATGTTGCTTTAACATATGCCTGGACAGAAGGGGTAAACGTAAAAAATTCCGAACTAGTGTCCGGTCTAATTAAGATAGTTGTATGTTGATAGGTCATATATTTGACTCCTTTAGTCACAATATTTATCTTGAAATTCATCGCACACTAAATATTTCCTATAATATAGGACTTTAATTAATGGAATGGGGACCAAATTTGCCAGCATATCATCATTACTACTTTGATAAAGACGGCAACCGAAAGAACTACGGGATTTACTGTCAAGTCTTTGATAGATGGCTGATAATCGATCAATACGATCTTTGGACTACTCTTCAGACCGCAAGAGTGCTATCATCAAAGATTGCTTCGATGGTGTATGTTTTGCCAGCATCGATCGGCAAAGTGACAAACGAGAACTGCTTACATTTTATGTTGTTTGATAAGACTAGACAAAAGAAAGCAGGTGTTGCAGACTTGATTGCAGGACAGCTCCCTATGGTAAGAATTATTGATAATCCGCTACAGCTCGATTATCAAGGTTTACCGGCAGACTACAAGTTTGGTAGGCCTTTAGAAATGCTTACAAAGATTAAAGAATATGCAGACTATGTTCACAAGTCAATGTATGCAACTAGCGTGTGTAACGCAGCCGCAAACTTCCACGATAATAATACTGTAGCGCAAGAGTTCCTACCTAAAGAATGGTTAGATACTGTTAGCTCGTATACCGATAGGTCAGATTTTTCAAACGGAATTACTCAAGAAATTAAGAAGATTTTATATTTCAGTCAAACACTTGAAGAAGCTAAATCTAAGATTGAAACAATCTGGAGAGAAAACTATGACAAAGTATGGTGGATGGCAGATTACTATTATACTCTTATAGACGAAAAACACAACTTTACAATGAATGGTCCTGCATGATACAACCAAATGAAATCTTATACTTTGGAAATGTTCGCTACGAAAATCGCTTTGGGCCTGTAGCCTTTTGGGACGAAGTAAGAGCGCAATCAAGTGCTGGTGGAAAGTTTTTTATTGATCTAGGAAAGCGACTAAGTCCTAGCCGCTTTGTTGCTAGAGCAGGTGAATGGTCATTGCCATGGAATCAAGAATTAATGCCAGGTTTTGAAATGCCGGTATACGATCCTAACTTTTCAAAATCATTTGCAGAAGTAACTGACGAACGGGCGCTCTATGTTAGAGATTTAATAAGGCAGGGCAAAAAGGTTGCAGTAATGTATTCGGGCGGTATGGACAGCACCTTAGTATTGTTATCTCTAATTAAGAATTTATCTGAAGAAGAATTAAAGTCGGTTGCTGTTTCAACAAGCGTTCATGCTATGCTTGAAAACCCGCACGTATGGAACAAATATATTCAAGGTAAGTTTACTATTATTGAATCACTCTACAATTGGTATGATGATATTATTAACGCTGGATACATGCCAATTACTGCCGACGAAGGCGATTGCATTATGGGGACTAGCATAGGGTTACAAGTTTATCATAACTATGATGCTTACATTCATAATCTAAGTCCCGAAACTAAACAAAAACTGCGACCATTAAAATATAAGATAGCAACAGGCGAAGTTCATTTTAGTGTTTACAAAGACATTATTGTCAAACATCTGGCATACAACCAAACACCTGAAGGATTAGAATTTGGTAGATTGCTATATGAAAAATATGTGCATAACGCAAATACATCTAATGTGCCAGTGCATACACTACATGATTTCTTTTGGTGGTTAATTTTTAACGTTAAATATTTGAACTGCTCTGTTCGCGGTGCAATTTTCTTTAACGATTCATTAGAAATTAAGGAATGCATAGATCAGACTATTAACTGGTTTAATGGTGCAGACTATCAGCGATGGAGTATGGCCAATAACAATAATGGTCAGAAGATCCGCAATACTGTTGCAACATACAAGTATGCCGCAAGAGAATATATTAAAGATGTTGATAACAATGAATGGTATTTTCATTTCAAAACTAAATTAGAATCGTTAAGCAACTTGCGCACCAAAGGTAAGATACACAATATGCGATTCCAAGATAGGCATATTCTAGGTGTTAATAACAAATACGAATGGCTGTGCTTCGACGAACCCGGTGTTGCAGACTTCTTTAGAAACAAAATTACTAACTATCAAATAGACTGGCCAAACTGATGAGAGAAAACTTCCTAATACCCTTTACAAGTTTTACTCCATCTCAAGAAGATGTTGCATTAATACAGGCAATGCTCCATGAACACGATTCAACCAAACAGTTAGAATACCACGGATATTTAAATTTAAGAACTATCTTAAAAACACAGTTTGGAAAAAATCTAACAGAGCTTGCTAGAAAACTAGGTTTGAGAGTAGCAAAGATTAATGCATTTACTGCCAGACCCGGAACTGTTACTAGCAATCATATAGATGGGAATACTGTTGAGGGGCCTCTCCGTTTTCGACTAGCCTTTTATGTCGGTGGCGAACCGGGTATTATATCTTGGCATGCTATACCTGACGACTTTGATATTAAATCGTTTGACAACCATTCTGGTGCGTTTATTCTCCCAATTATAGAACCTGCGCTACATCAAGAAACGTTATCAATGTCCGGTGCGTTTGTTCGCACAGAGTATCCGCATGTCTTAGATGTAAGTAAAAATACGTTGCCGAGATTAACTATTTCGGCAACCTTTGTTCCAAGCATAAGTTGGGAAGAACTTACCAAGAGGGTCAACGAATGTATGTAAGAGTATGCGACGATCATGATTTTCAAAAAATTCATAATCTATGTTTAGAGCATCATAAATTTAGCAGGCGTGTTTTGCAGAACCGCATGTCCGCCTCCGATGTTAAACGTATCCTAACAATGGATGTGATAACATTTGGCTGCTTCGATGATAATCACGAGCTTATATCTTTTATGGTAACCAAGCGACTATTATTTTTACCTGCATGGTATATGAGCCTAGTAGTGTGTAAGAAAGGCAATACTAGATTCGATGCAGCAACTAATGGTATAGCTGCGCTTTACGATACTGCTATACCTTATTGGGAATCACACAATATTCATAATTTTATCTATGTGCAACCGACTAGCTTTACTTCTAGTGCAAACACTCGAGACCACTCTGCAGAATTAAGAAAGTATAAAGTTTTTGACATGTGCCTTATTCCTAAAAATAAACGGGTAGATAGCATACTCATAAATAACCTAGTCAATCAGCTTGTATTTCCAGTAGACCAAACAGTGAGGTGGTGTTATAAAAATGAATAAACATTTACATGAAGTAAGTTATCCGCTACATGCAATTTTTTTTATTAGTTTGTTTTTTATAGACTATACATGGGTAAACGCTGTTGGGATTTTTATTCTATGGACTCTTATAGGCGGATACGGTGTTGCAGTTGGTTATCATAGATATTTTGCTCACAAAAGTTTTGAAACATATCCTATCATTGCTAAGATATTAGCATACTTAGGACTCATGAGTGCAGACGGAAGTTTGCCGTTTTGGGTGGCGTTACATAGGGGAAGTCATCATAGATATGCTGATAAAGAGCAAGACCTTCACAGTCCAATACACGGCAAGCTAAGTGCGTTTATTACATGGCAGGTCAAGATCAATCCAGAGACTGTAAATTTACTATCGGCCAGAGACATTATGAAAGATCCGTATCTAATGTTCTTACACGAAAACCATAATAAAGTATTCTGGGGAACTATAATTATTGCTACTTTAATCTCTTGGCAATTTGCATTAGGTATGTTAATTCCTGCAATTCTAATAAGTCACCATCAGGATAACCTAGTAAACCTAGTAGGGCATTTGCCTTCAATGGGATATAGGAATCATAATACTGACGATAACTCAGTTAACAATTGGTTTACTGGATTGTTTATATGGGGACACGGCTGGCATAACAATCATCATTATAATGCTGGTGCTGCCAACTTTGGTGAGAAATGGTGGGAGTTTGACAGCTCTGCAAAAATATTAATTCCATTGATTAGAAAAAGATGAATTTAGATGATACTATATACTTCCATAATATTCGCGGCGATCACTTTGCACCGTGGGACTTCTGGAACAGTATTAGAGAAGAGGCAGGACCCGGTGGCAAATTTTACCTAGACATTGCTAGGCGTTTTCCGTTAAATCGTTTTGTAAGTAGAAATGATAGCGAGTGGAGCTTGCCATGGAAGCAAGAAATTATACCCGACTTTGCTATGCCCGAGTATAACCCTAGGTTTGAAAAAACATTCGAAGAAGTTACCGACGCCCGTGCCCTGGAAATTAAAGCCTTAATTAATGCAGGGAAAAAGTTTGCACTACTTTACTCTGGGGGCATGGATAGCACACTAGTATTAATTGCACTATTAAAGAACTTAACCACAGAAGAACTAAAGTCTGTAGTAATATGTGCAAGCGTTCACGTTATTATAGAAAACCCCTATGTGTGGGAAAAATATATCTTTGGTAAGTTTACAATACTTGACTCTCACAAATATTGGTATGACGATCTCATTAATGCAGGATACATGCCAATTACTTCTGACGAAGGTGATTGCATTATGGGGACTAGTATTGGGTTGGAACTATATCACAACTACGATGCGTATATTAGACATTTGAGTCCAGAAACTAGAGAAAGACTGCGACCATTAAAATATAAAATAGCAACCGGCGAAGTGCATTTTAGTGTTTACAAAGACATTATTGTAAGACACTTGGCATATGATCATACGCCCGAAGGATTAGAGTTTGGTAGATTGTTATACGAAAAGTATCGCCATAACATTAATACTGCAAGAGTTCCAGTCCATACATTACATGATTTCTTTTGGTGGTTAATTTTTAATGTTAAGTATCTAAACTGTTCTGTTCGCGGTGCATTATATTTCAATATGGAAATGCCTAAACGTGAATGTATAGATTCTACAATTAACTGGTTTAACGGAACCGACTACCAACTATGGAGTATGGCCAATAATAACAACGGTTGTAAGATTAGAAATACCGTGGGGACTTACAAATACGTAGCTCGTGAATACATACATAACTATGATAAAAATGATTGGTATTTTCATTTTAAAACTAAATTAGAATCGTTAGGCAATTTACTAATTAAAGGTAAGGCAATTCTTCCGTGGCAGTCTAACCTAGCACTGAGCAAAGATTATGAAATGCTTTCAATGGAAGATCCTAGTGTAAGAGAATACTTTAGACATCACATTATTAATTACTCAATCAACTGGACAGATACATGAAAAAAATTATCCTTGGATTAATGATCCTTTTTAGCAACTCTCTATTTGCAGAAACAATTAAAATTTATAGCCCCTACAGTCCTGGACATAGTGCTACTCCTGCACTACACAGGGTTGTGGACGAAGCTAACGCTAGTCAATCTATCTACAAATTTATTGTAGAATTTAAACCAGGTGGTAATCAAATTATTGCTGTGAAGAGTTTAGATGAAAACAGCCTTGCAATTATTGCCCCCGCTTACGTAGAAAATGTAGAGTCGGGTAAGCTAAACGAAGCAGACTATATTCCGTTACACGCTTTCGGTGATGCCTGTTGGGCAGTGGTAACTAACAAACCTTTAAAAGGGCAAAAAGAATTTGTAGTCGGGGGAGTTGGCTATGGCAATGCTGCACACTTAACTGCCCTAGCACTAGGTGACAAGTATAAGTTTGATGTTAGATACATTGTGTTTAAGAGTAACAACGATGCTTTGATCAATATGGCAGGAAACAACGGGGTTGAATTTGTAATTGACAAGTTTGAAAGCTATGAAGCATTAAAGACGAAAAACGCTAAACTTCAAATGGTTGCTGCCAGTTGCCCTACTAGGTTAAAACAAGCACCCAATGTAAAAACATTAAAACAACTAGGAATTGATGCACCATATGTTTTTAATATTACTGTTGCACATAAATCTATGCCAGAAGCAAGACGTAAAGCTATTGCAATGATTTTAACCAATGCCACTGCTAAAGTAGGCGAGCAAGAGATCTATAATCTATCTGCAATGCGCCCGCCGCAGTTTGACAATGTCACTGCTGAAGAGTTTTATACTAGATCTGTAGGGCAAGTTAAATCTCTACAAGTCAAATATAAAGATAAAATTAACAGCAGCAAGTAAGAGAAATTCTTATCTGAAGTGCTTTTACGAAAGCATTTTGGTTAGGAATCAGTTTTAATTACAAAGGAGACATAATGTTCAATATTAAAACTAAATTCCAAGAGCGCATCCCTCGCTCAGTTGCCAAGGTCATTACCTGGCGTATCTTAGTAACTATTACTAATTTCATCGGCGGATGGTTAGCAAGCGGTAGCTGGATGGTTGGTCTAGGTGTCGTTAGCTTTGCCCTAGTAGTTAACAGCATACTTTATTTCTTCCACGAACGTGCATGGAACATAGCCGATTGGGGCAAAAAACTAGCAGATAACAGCTTAGAAGTTCCAAAAGTATAAATACTTTGAGCAGAGTCATGACCTGCCCAATTTAACGTTAAATGGAGAATCATATGAGCACAAAAATTCGTTGGGTAATCGCCCATGAACCAATTGGACTTTTCCTAAAAGTAGCAAATCGTTTCGCACAAGAAGTGAACGAAAAAACTGGTGGTAAGTTTGATATTGAAGTATTGTCACTAAGCGACTATGCTACAAAATATAATGATGGTAAGAAAATTACTAAGAATGACTTGATGGGCCTAATCAATGACGGCACAATCGAGATGAGCCACATCTACACAACATGGCTAGCTGACTACAATAAAGATCTACATGCTTTAGATCTACCATTCCTATTCCAAGATCACGCACACGCTGATCGCGTTTTAGAAGGTGAAATTGGTGCAGAGCTATTAGCTGGTGTTTCTAAGAATAGTAACATTCACGCAATGAGCTTTACATATAGCGGTGGCTATCGTGTTGTTCCTGCTAACTTCCGTGGTGATACTGTTGCTGCTTGGGCAGGCAAGAAAGTTCGCACAAGCCGTAGCCCTGTAGCAGTTGATACATTTAAGCTATTAGGTGCTGTCCCATTTGAAGGTATTGAATTAGAGCAGATGAACGCTGCTGCTGATCAAGGTATCATCGAAGCTGGTGAGTCAACATACGTTCGTGTGTTCCCTCTAGATCAGCACAAGAGTTTCAAAGTTGTTAACGACACAGCACACAGCTTGTTCTTAACTTCTATTATTGTAAACAAAGACTTCATGTCTCAATTTGATCAAGCAACTCAAGAAATTTTTGCAACAGCCGCATTCAATGCAGCTCGCGCAGAGCGTCGTGAGTCAGTTGCAGATATTCCAAATATTTTAGCACAATGCGAATCAGAAGGTGTTGAAGTTGTAACTATGTCAGGCGATGAAGTTAATAAGTTTAAGGAAGTAACTAGCCAAGTATACGACATGTATGCCGACTACTTTACTCCAGGACTTGTTAGCAAGATTCAACTACATTAATTAGGAGCAGATATGTCTCAAGGACCTATGAAACTACGTTGGTTAATTGCTCACCAACCTGCCTATTTGTTTGTTAGAACAGCAGAAGCATTTGCTGCTGAACTAGAAAAAGAATTACCAGGGCAGTTTGAGATTGAAATTTTAACCATGAAACAGTATATTGAAAAGTATGGAGATATTCCAGAACTTCAAATGCGCCCAGGAACAGTCGACGGGATCGAGTCGTTGCCTAACAGTGACTTCTTTACTCCTATTGAATGGAAAGACGTAACTAAGAAATGGGCTGCAATGTTTAACGGCATGCGCGACGGTAAGATTCATTTAAGCCAAACACAAGTAACAGTTATCGGCGGACACTTGCACGATAAGTTTGCTACTTTAGATTTGCCTTTCTTGTTTAACAGTCACGATCACGTTAGCAAAGTATTAGACGGTGAAATCGGTGATTCACTATGTAAGGAACTAGGAGACAAGACTAACGTCAAAGGCCTAGCATTTACTTACTCAGGTGGATATCGCATTGTTGGATCTAATCACCCAATTGAAAGTGTTGAAGCATTAAAGACTGTAGACATTACTACAACACCAATGACTCGCACATTCTTTGAAAGATTTACTGCTAAGGCAACTAGCAGAATGAATCAGAAGATTGATCAAACAGCAGAGCAAGTAGCTAAAGGTGGTGCTATTGAAACTACTTATCTACGCTTTGCAGGTAAAAATGTTCTCAAAACAAACCACAGCATGTTCTTAACAACTATCTTAGTTGGTGGACCATTCTTTGATTCGTTAACAGCAGAACAACAAGCTGTGTTTAAGAAAGCAGCAAAGGTTGTTGCTAAGTTAGAACGTCAGTGGTCGTTAGATGATGCGCAAGCATACGAAGACAATGCTGTAGCTAACGGTGTAACAATTAAAGAAATTTCTGCAGAAGAAACAGCTACTCTAAGAGAAGCTGCTCCTCAACAATACTTTAGAGCATATCATTATGTTCCAGGTAGTGAGCAATTGGTTAAAGAAATCAAGAAAGCAGATTAATTAGTAACACTAATAGAAAAGGACCTTCGGGTCCTTTTTCTATGACTTGAGCCAGTTTGCTATAAAATTATCACTCTGGTAATAGTCTAATATTGTAAAGTCGTTTGCAGATATTTTCTTTCCTTGCTCATCAATTGCTACAAAAGAATTTCCGCCATAATACATTGTAACAGACGGATGTTTGATCTTAGTGTCAAAGTATGTCTGGTCGTGTGTATAGTCTAATATAATTTTCTTAAACTCTATTTTAATATCTCGTTTATTTTTCATGTCTGACTGTGTATGATTTACAGACCATTTTTGAAACTCGTGCGTTGAAAAGAAAGTTCTAATGTCTAGGTCAATTGCAGTCCTAATTTTAATTTTTTCTTTGGCCCATTGCCACCTCCAATTAAACCCGGCCCACCAGCTAAAGTCATAAGTTGTGTCTATCGGTCTAGGCGACATTTTTGCACTATCCATATATAAATCATACCAACAGTTAGCAGCTTGGTCAGACATCTTACCTTGCCTAAAAAATTTAGTAATATTCTCACGAGTTGGCTTTTCACGCAAATAGTTAGTCCCAAACATCTCAAACATTGCATGGCCAAAATCTTGACCATACATTAAGTCGCCATGTTCTGAACTTACAATGATTCCGTCAATTTGCGTAGTCTTCATTTGTTGCATCATTAATTCAGACGATATTAACTTAAATTTTCCACGAATGTGATCCTGATAAAATTTTAAATTTTCTCGTATGCTATCATTATTACATACTACAGTTACTTGATCTAATGGGATACCTAATTTTAAAAAACTAACTAATCCTAGCGTAGAATCAATGCCGCCAGACCAGAAGAAGAATAACTGACGATTAGTGCTAATCAATTCAGCCGCACGTCTGAGGCAAATATCTAATAAGTCGTATTCAGGTATAAGCGTAAAGTCAGGTAATTGATGTTCAACTAATACTGTGCTGCGAAATGGTAATTGCACAGTTTGCGTCCTATCAAGAATCCAAGACTGTCCTATCAATACATGTGTTTGTCTGTAGATATCAATATCCGGATAATTTTTAATAATGTCTAATGCTCTTAGATCCTTAAGCTCTAATGCTAAACTTGCAGTAACTGATTTCATCTCTTACCAAACCTTAACTCTGTTTCTACCTGGTATACTAATTTCCATAACTCATCATATGTGCTTATACCATTAATCAGGTCCTGGTATCTATTCCATATTGCATGAATGCGCATAAGAATAATTCCATTAGACTGGTAGTTCATCTTAAGTTCTTGGTATGCTGCAAAATTACTCATGTCGTTAATTTCAGCCCATTCAGTGATTCCTACCGGATAGTAATTATCATCAACGTTTACTTGCTCAAGTTCTTTTGCAAGGTATTGATAAAATAGTTCATCGTGACTAAATGTTTCTATACGTGCTAGATATCTGTCACATCTGTTCTCTAAGTCATTAAATGCAAATGCTTTAAAATTTGCAATTTTTCGTTGTTCAATCCAAGCAGGTGTAGCGTCCATCGGTATTATATCAAAGGGCCGGCCTGACGGTGTATCGTCAACTACTTCAAACACATTGCTTTCGCTGTCTAGAGGAATCACATCAGAATGTTGGGGATACAACTTCCTTAAGAGTTTATAATTTAAGTTTATGTCAGTTTGATAATTAACAATCTCGTGCTTCATAAACGGAAACTCAATTATCATCATTGAGCTGTTTGGGATTCCTCTAGCAACAGCATTTGCAACACTTGGTGTTGAACATCGTGTTAGAATACCTTTTGTTTCCTGATCGACTACTACGTTAAGATACTGCTTAGTCGTCATCTCCGGTCTCCATATTAGGTAAACCACCGGGCATATTTGTTTGAGGGTCTTGTTTCCGACCTTTATCTTCTTTTCGATAGATTACAACTCCGCTGCCTGCCCAGTCACTTTGACCGCGGCCAACATACGGCTGTTGGTCAGAATTGTCTGAGGGATTAGTTTGCTCAAAACTCATTTTGGAATCCTGTGCAGCACCGACGACCACATTTCGGTTTCTTCTGCAATACGTTTGTCAAATGCTTGCCTTCCTAAGTAGTTCTTTGGAATAATCATGTAATTAACTGCCAAGGCTTTCTTAGTTGATTCTTGTTGTGCAACCTGTAAGAAAAAATCATTATAAAATTTTTGAATTTCCGGAGGGGTTCCCAACGGCAATGCAATACCCCAGCTAGCTTCAATTCGTGGATTAATACCTTTAATCTTTTCAGAGAATGTTGGAACATTAGTTAAGGTATCTAATCTAGTTTCTCCGCTAATTGCAAGGATTGAGATTTTATCAGATGTTAGCATAGGTGCAACAACCGATAACTGTATCACTCCTAGTTGTGCATGTCCTCCTACGATATCTCGTAACGCATCTGGCCCAGATTTATACATTGCCGTTGTAATTGTTGCATTCTTATTAATCTTAGTTGCAATATATTCTGCACCGGCTTGAAAGAATAATGAAGGGACTGCGATAGGAGGCGTAGTATTTTGTTGGACTGTTTTCTTAAAGTCATCAAACGTTTTGATCGATGAATCTCGACTAGCAACTAAAACTATCGGCCCGGCGCTTAATGTTGTTATAGGTATAACACCGTTATGCGCAACTGTTTCGGGTGTAAACAACGGAGCAACTGTAAACATCGACGATGCTGTAGCAAATAGTGTAAACCCATCAGCTGGTGAATTATTTGCAAAATGATTTAATGCAATCATTCCACCGGCACCGGGTCTGCGCTCAATTATAAACGTGTATCCACTATTTGCTAAAGCATCGGTATATGGCTTTAATGCTTGATCGGTTGCACCGGGCGCAAACCCAGTGATAATGGTAATTGGCTTTCCAATTGGTTCAAATGCCAATGCTGTCGTGCAAAATAAAAAACTAGCCAAAATAAATTTAATCATCGTTAATTCCTCATAATATGGGTATTTATAGTTCTATCAAAATGAGCCAAACTGAGTTGACTTTTACTCAAAATAACTATATAATACAAATGCAGACGTGAGTGGAATTGGTAGACCTCCTCCCTTCGGGGAGGGAACGGGGCTAGCTCTTAGAGCGCCTTTGTAGGTTCGAATCCTACCGCCTGCACCATTTTAGGCAACTTTGAAAGGCATACAATGAAGGCAATGATTTCAGCAGTTTTGGCAAGTATATCGATGTGCGCTTTTGCATATAACGATAATCCTACTACACCTGTTCGAATTACAAGTCCTAACAAGACTATGACTGTAAGTTTTAGATTTGAAAAGAATCCTACGCAAGCCTGCGAGCGAGAAAGTAGACGTGTAGGAAATAACGGATTTGGTTATGCAGTTCAAGGTTGTAGTTTTTGGACTGATACTGAATGCACTATCATCGTTGGCAAAACTACCAATCAACATACACTTGGTCACGAGTTACTCCATTGTATTAACGGAAACTGGCATCCTTAATGAAATACGACCTAGTTGAAGACATTCGCAACTGCCCTGAAATAATGGCTAAGATTCGTGCGGAAGATAGGCGCTATGCCCAAAATTTGTATGCGGCATGGTGTAATATGCAATGGTGTAAACGAGACACTTGGCCTATTCTAGCAGAAAATTATTGGTCTGCTAGTTGGAGAGGTGCCGGCGGTATTGTTGCAGATCTTCGCAATGCAGGCGAAGACTACATGGACTATTACTGCTCTGGTATTCGAAATGTAGAATATGACGATAAAGAAAACGAATGGTGGGACGAAAAAGGTTATGCATCCGAGGGCGAAGTCAAAGAAGAAATACTTAACGATCTTGACAAGCTAGGATGGTTTCCAGTTCCTTACGATGACGATTTTGTTTAAGTAAATACACGATGACTAAATTAACCTACACAGTTGAGGAACTGTTTGAAGATATTGACGGCGACCCCGATAATGTCATGCTAAAAATACCGCCTGAGATATGCGAAGCTCAGGGATGGAAAGAGGGAGATGTTTTGAATATAACAGTTGAAAACGGCGCACTAATTATTACTAAACCATGAGCAAGCAAGATTTAATTGAACTAACCGGTAAGGTTGAAGAAGTCCTTCCGGGTAATATGTTTAGGGTAAAAGTTGACGGACAAAGCCATGTGCTACTATGCTACATGGGCGGTAAGTTGAAACAACATAAGATTAAAGTTATCCTAGGGGATAGCGTTAAAGTAGAAGTCAGCCCATACGACTTAACAAAGGGCAGAGTAACTTATAGGTTATAATATGAACTCGGTATTGGAACTAGTTGCGCAGATCTGCAAGACAGTTAAAGACAGTTGCAAACCTACAACTAGTTTCCAAAACCTGTTAACTAAAACTCGCAAAGAGTTTAGAACGCAGGGGATTGATTTAAAACTTAGATCAGCAAGATCTAATAGAATGAATCAGGAAGAATTTTATGTTAACGCATATTATGACCCTGAAGACGATAAAAATAAAGATACTGCAATAGAAGTTATTATCCATCACAACTTTCCTAAAGATTTAGAATGGGATCAGTTTCATGTTGGTAACTTGCTAATACAAATTTTTGATGCAGTAGTCCACGAATTTAAACACCAAAGGCAAAGTAGAAAACGCCACTATAAAACTTATTGGGACAGTAGCGGTAGCATTTATCGATATCTGGGAGACCCTGACGAGATTGATGCGTATGCATTAAGCATTGCGATCGAACTCTGCAGAAGTTTGGGCAAAGGCAGGGCGTTGAGATATATGTCCAAATTTACTAGCCTTAGCAGATTAAAGGTCAGCGGCAATTACGCTAGTCCAAATTTATTAGAATACGTATCCCATTTTGAAAATGTTAATAGTGCAGTCCTACGTGAATTAGCCAAAAAAGTATACGTTCGATTAATGAAGGTTGACGAAGATTCTATTTTCATGTAAAATACAAGTATAAATTAACCACTTGGACTTAAAATGGCAAAAGAAGCCGTAAATCGTTATCCATTGCAAACGGTGCTCGAATTGGCTTGCGCCGCCCAACGATCAAATAAAGATTATATCAAAAGCGTTGAAGCCGTTACAGCTAGCGACGGAGTAACCGTAGCATACAAACACGCTAATAAAACTTTAATGCTCGTGGCCTTAGGCGAGGACAAAACAACCTACGCAGATCCAAAAACAATGCCACAGCTAATTTCAACTAACTTGGATGATAGAGAGTTAGCAACTGAAATCCAAAAGTTTTATAAGAGGTTGATGTTTTCTGCTATTCAGGGTGACAACGAGTTTCAAACAGAAGTGAACTCACTGTTAAATGCAGAAGATGTTCCTCTAAACAAGTTTGGGTTTATTGCCTGTTTGCCTAGCACATACAAGCGTGACTATGCAAAGACTCAATTTGAAAAGCGTATTAAGACTGTAGACATTGGCTACTTGGCTCCTGTTGGTGCTGAAGTTTTAGATTTGGACTGCGATGTTATTAGTTCAAAACGTTCAAAGAACTTTGATGCGTTTAATATTGATGCTATAATCAACAATATGATGGTTTCATGGATGAGTAAAGTTGACCTAAAATTGGGGGCCTGCGTAATTATAAAAGGCAAAGTAAAAGACCATTCTACGCATTGGAAGCATCAAGATGTTCCTGTAACTAGATTAAATTATGTAAAGGCATTTCAATGAACGAAGATCAAGAATTTATAGAATATGAAAAGTTTGCACAACGGATGGAGAAATCCTATCCTAAAATGTTTCCTGGGGCATACGGTGGATTTGCTGTGGGCAAGGGTTGGTATCCAATCCTTGAAAGACTGTGCGCCAGCATCCAGCAACATATTGAACATGTGAACAAGAACGAAGAAGTTTGTCCACAAGTTGTTGTAGAACAGATCAAAGAAAAGTTCGGCGGACTTCGTTTTTACTATCAAGGCGGGGATGACTATGTTCACGGACTAGTGAGCATGGCCGAGTCCTGGGCAGGTATTGCTTGTGAAGAATGTGGCGGTATTGGCAAGCGCAGAGGAGGCGGATGGGTCCGCACACTATGCGATCAACATGAATTGGAGCGTCAAGCTCGTATCGAAGAACAAGCAAGAAAGGATGGCTTGGAACTATGATTACTCTAAAAGATTATTTGGAAGCTATTCAGTATAAAATTTCTGCCGGCAGTGAGTATTGCTGGAAATGCTACGGCGAAAATGCTCGCTATCTAGATTGCCACGAAAAAGAAGGCCACGGTGGCGCTTACAGCATTCATGCTATCTACGACAGCGTAGACCAAACTGTTTATGCTATCGAACTTTGGGACTACATTAATGATAGAGAATATCGTTGGATTAATCCTGCCTACGTTAAAGCCCACATGAAAGCATGTGCCAAACATGATGTAGATGTTTACGAATCTATGGACGGACGCAACTACATTGATTTGGATGTAGCAGAGGATATCTTGGAAAAGATTAATGCTATAGTTAACAATAAAGACTATGACACCCGTGTTAAAGTTCCGGTTGACTTCTCGGACGAAGAACTGTTACAATATATGAAAATGGCACATGAACTAGACATTACTTTTAATGAACTAGTTGAACGTGCGCTAGTAAACGCAATCGAAGAATTTGACAAAGACCCTGACAAGCTCAGAGAGAAAGCCAGAAGGTTTATAAATGAAGATTAAACTTGTATCCGACCTCCATTTAGAGTTTTCGGATATCAATATTAAAAATGATGAAGGCGCTGACGTGCTTATCCTCGGTGGTGATATTATGATTGCCGCAGATCTGCACGACCATCCTACATTTGATTTTAATCCATACCAGCATGGTGCGTTTGAAGCACTTGGTCGTAAACAACAAAGAGTAGCTCGCTTTCGTGATTTTCTAAAGCGTTGTTCGTTTCAGTTCCCACATGTTATCTACATCATGGGCAATCACGAGTTCTACCACGGTCGGTTCTACGACAGTATCGAACACATGAGAGAAGAGTGTGCCAAATTTCCTAACATCTATATGTTAGAGTGCGACACTAAAGTAATCGACGATGTAACATTCATCGGCGGCACTCTTTGGACTGACATGAACAAAGGTGATCCTTTGACCATGCATGCCATCGAAGGCATGATGAACGACTTCCGAATCATTCGCAATGACAAACGTAGTTTTGCCCCTATGAGTGCTATCGATGTTACTGTCCGTCACCGTAAGACTTTGCAATACTTTAGAAGTGTGCTAGCTGAACAACATGACAAGAAATTTGTTGTTGTTGGACATCACAGTCCTAGCTTCCAAAGTGTGCATGAATCTTACAAACATGAAACACTTATGAACGGTGGATATCACAGCGATTTGAGTGAGTTCATTTTAGATCATCCGCAGATTAAACTGTGGACGCACGGACACACCCATCATCCGTTTGATTACATGATCGGTGAGACACGAGTTGTATGTAACCCACGTGGTTACGAAAATGATGGTTACAGCGAGGAAACCGGCTGGAACCCTAACTTAATTTTGGAGATTTAAATGAGTAACGAAGACTTGAAACCGAGCGTGCCTACTATGCTTAGAATTACTGGTGCAAATACCTCTCAATTTATGGAGCAAGTGGCTGCTCATATTGAGCAACTAGAAATGGAAGTTGCACGACTAACCGAACGTGTTTCAGAGCTAGAGGCTGCACATGATAGTCAGTAACTTTACTGAAAAGGACATGGCAAAGTTTAAGCCATGGCTTAGAAGCATGTTAGCAATGGGCGAAGTTACTGTAGCTTTTACTAAAAAGGACGGGACCGAACGGGTTATGCTTTGCACTACCAGTTCGGATCTTGTGCCTCAAGAGCCGGTTGTTGAAAATGCTACACCTAAGCGAGAAAAGAAAGTCAACGAAGATGTTATGCCAGTTTACGATCTTGAATCTAAACATTGGAAAAGTTTTCGATGGGACAGCATTAAAAATGTAAAAATAACAATCGGAGAAGAATTTGAGCACAGTGACGAGACATAGCGAAACTTGCACCGTTATTCAAGAAGCAACTAAACGACAAGTGGAAGCAACGGTTATGGCCTTCAACGAGGGTCGTAACCTTACCGTTGTTATGAACAAAAGTGTCAAGCTCTTAATGAATTGGAACGGGCGAGTATACGAGGGAAGAATGGCAGGAATGGACTTTATTAGCAATGGTCCAAAAATAAGCAAAACCCAAACGGGCTCAAGGGGATAAAATGGAATCTACATTTATTGTCAAGTGGACTGACGATAAATTGGATTGGGTTGCAGATGTTTCGGGCTACGATAAGAAAGCCATGTGGGAAACACTCAAAGGAAACGAGCCAATTGGCTTGCTCGCAGAGTTCAGACGTGCTATAATACATGCACAAGAAAGAGAACCATTTGAAGTTTATTCTATAACAGTTGATGGTGTTACTGCTAAAGAGTTTGCCAAACTGTTTGAAGACGACCCAATTGGTGCAAAATCATTAATTAGAGATCGTGGTCGCGAGCTTTATTCGCTAAAGGAAAAATATGAAAATCGGGCTCAGTTACAGTCGATGTGTTCGAGATATCATCGACGGCAAAGTGGACATTGACGATGTTTTGCTAATTATTGCAAGAACTGATTTCGATCCACACGATGACAAACAGTGGAAAAGTATCTGGCAGGGATACGGTGGCGGGTCTGACGGTAACTCCTTGCGTGGCATTTTTAGCAGTAGTTTCCCTGAATGGGCAAACTACTCAGACGAAGACGAAGATCGTTTCCGTTCAGTGAGCATCGAGTTGTGGGAAAGCGGCAAATTCCATCAGCCTCGCCAATTTGGCGCACACCCTCGCCGCTTGCCCTACATTTGGCTTGAGACTGTTTTGCCCAGTGAAGAGCTCGATGCAAACCCTACACTTAAAATGGCTTGGGAAAAGTTTCAAACACTTGCCCAATTAACTTCAACGGAACTTGTAGAAAGACACGGATGAAACGAGCCCTGATTGTGCTGGCACTAGTGCTAGCTGGATGCAGTGAACGTCAAAGCGAAGAATACACTCCCAAGGTAATGACTTACCAACAATTAGTCGATTACCCTGTTAGCTGTGATCGTGCCGATAAACAACTTGCCGAGCTACACAATTTGCAAGCTCAAAAGGGGTTTCATTCTGATCCCGATATGCTCAGCGAAGAGGATCGTATCTTTAATAGTCGTTTGAAAGCTACCATCTGGTGGTATGCCTACAGGTGTGAAAAATCATGAAATACCTTACTGTAGTTCTTGCAGTCCTTTGCACTTCTGCATTTGCAGACTGCCGCCAAACATCTGCATCAATTGAGCGCGAAGGTATCGTTGCTAACGAAACTCTTACAGTTTGCAAAGAGGGCGTTGGGGAATTTCCAAAGATCAAAAAGGGCGATGTTATTTTGGAAAGTGAAGTAAACAAGTCTCGGGTAGATGTTGGTTATTTCAATTACCGAAATAGTCGTTGCAGATTGTTCATGGAGAACCAAACAGTCAAAGGTAAGTTGCGAGTTTACAACGGCGTTATTTGTCAAGTTGACAATAGCGACACAAATTGGTTAGTGGTAGACAAATGGTAAAAAGATTAGACATTAAATCTGCGTTCGGTGGTGAGGTTCCTTTTACCAAATTCATTGCTTCAGATTTAGAAACATCTAAGCGTTTGCTCAATGCGTTAGATCTTGACGAAGAAGATTATAGTGTTACGCCAGAGGAACATACAGTCCACGACAAACGTGTCGACCTTATTGTTCGAGACCGTGACGGCGATACATTCCTTGTAATTGAAAGCCAGGATGCTTCTGGTTGGCTAGATTCTATTCACGCAAGTAAAATCACATATTATATGTATGATAAAAAATGCGATGATGGTGTTCTTATTTGTGAAGATGCAGATGAACATATCAAAGGATTTGTTCGCTGGCTTAACGAAAATACGCCTCTTCGCATTACCCTTGTGGGCGTTGTAATTTATGAAAACGGTAAGAATCCTTACTGCGAATTCATTCCCCTTATCCGCCCAACTCAAACTAAAGATAAGAAAATTGTAAGAAGGTCTAGCCCTAGCACTGAATCGGACAATATCATTTCGGAACAATGTCAATCCATCTACGATAACAATCCGGGAATCTTTACAAACGTAGCCAAATACTATGTTAGTAAAACTAACGTAGGCGGCACTGGTCTTACTGTTGCTATTTGCCCGTATAAGACTTCGGGCGCATTTGTTGAAATTTGGCATGCCGGTAAAGCCAATACTGACGAGTTCCGAAAAACATTTAAGGAAGTTTGCGACCAAAATGGCTACGAAGCCAAATTCCAAAGTCGCAGAGGTTATGTAAACGGAGAGCCAGCGGATACAATGGAAAAGGCTGTCGAAGTAGCCAAAGTGTTTATTAAAGGGCTCGAAGATAAAATGATCACTTTTTAATTTGGCTAACTTGAGTATTGACGATTGAACTGAGTTCAGTTATAATATACACATGTTCAACACACATAGAGGCACACAATGAAGGCATTTATCGCAGGCACCATCTTTGGCATTGCAGTTGCTACAGTCGGTTTTTCCGGCGTAGTTAACGGTGTTGCTAAACTTATGGACAAAGGCGTCGACACAGTTAAAACACAATCTGTGGAGATGGCAAAATGAAAATAGTTGCAGTTTTAATTCTGGCTAGTTTCTTGGCCGCATGTTCAACTGTGTCAGGTGTAGGCAAAGACATTTCGTCAGCCGCTGACTGGACTAAAGAAAAGATGGGTGGAAAATAATGAAAAAGATTCTAACACTAATTCCTGTTGTTGCAATGCTTGCCGCTTGCGGTTCTACTGATCCGTATGCAAAACGTGCAGATGCTGAACGTGAACGTCAAGAACGTTATGTTGAGCGTGTAATTGACAAAGCACCTAAATGGATGCTAGAAGTTCCTACTAGCAAGAGTGCAGTATATTCTGCAGGAACAGGCTCTGCTATGGACTATTCTATGGCTTTTAAAATTGCACGACAAGATGCATATGACAAGTTGTGTATGGCTGCAGGCGGAACTGCTAGCCAGCGTATGAAAACTTACAAAACAGAATCAACTACCCTTAGTGAGTCCGTGTCACGGTCTTCATGTAAGGAAGTTGACATCACAGGTGTTGAAGTTTCCGAAAAGAAAATCATCACCGAAGGTAACAAATATCGTGCTTATGTATTGCTAGCCCTGCCAACTGGTGATGCAAACGTATTGCGCCGCGCAAAAGAAAATCAAAGGATTCAAGAGTTGGCTGCAAAGCGCTCTACTGAAGCCTTTAAAGAACTAGAGTAATCAAGGAAACAAATGACACGACTTATTCCAACAGTCATTGAATCAGAACCAAAAGGTGAACGAGCTTACGACATTTATAGTCGTTTGCTCAAGGACCGTATTGTAATGTTAGATACGGATGTTAATGAGCATACTTCTAGTGTGATCGTTGCACAGTTGCTCTTTTTGGAGAGTCAAGGAAATGAAGACATTACCTTCTTTATTAATAGCCCTGGTGGGTCCGTTACTGCTGGCCTTGCTATTTACGACACCATGCAGTTTATTAAACCCGACGTCGCAACTTACGTTCTCGGACAGGCTTGTAGTATGGGCTCATTCCTTGCTCAAGCCGGCGCAAGAGGAAAGCGGTTTGTCCTGCCTGAATCGCGCACAATGATTCACCGTGTTAGTTCTGGAACACCCGGAACCCGTGGTTCAGTCCATGTGCAGGATTTGCAGTTCGAAGACGCAAAACGTAGTTTTGAAGAATCTGTCCGTATTAACAAACGACTAACAGAGCTATACGTGCGCCACAATACTGCGGGCAAAACTTACGAAGAACTGTTCGAGACCATGAAATTTGACACATTTTTGAGTGCGGAAGAAGCGGTAGCATACGGTTTAGCGGATAAAGTTATCGAAAAACGCCCATAATTTGTTTCTTAGGCGGGCTACTAAATACTTTGAGCCCGTTGGGAGATAATCGTGCGTGAAGATTTTAACTGGAGTCTTTTAACCCGTGAAAACCTATATAGCGTGTTATACAACGCTGGTAGGGATATTGTTGGCAAAAAGCTACCAGTTAAGGATCTGCAAAAATTAATAAGTGCGCAGATTAAGCAGTATTTGCCCGTAAAAGTTATTCGTAAGCAAAACGACTATTCGCAAAAGCGCGGCCTAATTTATATGGGCGGCACTTACTACAGCGACTTGGACAGGAAAGGCTATACCCGTTTTATTGAAGTAATACTTTGCTACCATCCATTAGATGATAAGATTAAGGTAACTGACTATCGTTGGGCTAGACTCTGTGCGCTTTTTGCAGATACTATTTTGCACGAAGTTATCCACATGAGGCAGTATCGTAGCAGAAACTTTAAACCAATTCCTGGTTACGAAAGCACAGCCCATTATCATAAACAACGTGTGGATCAAGAGTATTATGGCGACCGAGATGAAATGGGTGCTTTTAGTTTCAACATTGCATGTGATATGATTGATCGATTTGGACCTGATCGCAGAACTATCCAAAAATATATGGACAGTATGCAAGCCAAACGACACAAAAAAACTACCTATCATAGATATTTGGCTGCATTTGATTGGAACCACAATCATCCAAAAGTTCGCCAAATGAAACAAAAGATTCTAAAACAATTAGAATATGCTTACATTGGTAAGCCATTTAAGACTACTAACTACTTGACATACTGATAATTAGACTGTATAATAGTTACATTACAATTAACTAAGGTCTAAACATGAGCGATCCCTGCCAGTATGTTATTTCCAGTTTGGAAGATCATCCTAGTCGTTTGAACAAAGAACAAATCATTCTTGCGCAGGCAGAAGCCGGCAATGACGTATTTTTTAAAGGCTTGCGTCTATGCTATGATTCTATGATCACGTTTGGTCTCAAACAAATTAAGGAAAAAAATGATGAAGATGGCCCTGGCCTATCTTGGGCTTGTTTCAACGATGTTGCTACTCGCCTACGCAATCGCGAACTCACCGGCAACTCTGCTAGGGATGCCGTTGATCAGATGATGTCAACTGCTACAAAGGCAGAATGGAATGGATGGTATCGACGCATTCTTATTAAGGATATGCGAGCTGGCTTCAGCGATAACACAGTTAATAAAGTCGTAGAAAAGAAATGGCCACAATATGCAATTCCTGTTTTCACTTGCCAGCTTGCTCATGATAGTGCTAATCACGAAGGAAAGGTTACAGGGAAGAAACTTATTGAAGTCAAACTCGATGGCGTTCGCGTTATTACGATTGTTCGTGCTGATGGCCGGGTTGATATGTTTAGCCGAAACGGTAAGGAGTTGGTAAACTTCCCCCATATTGCAGAACAGATTAGTGCGGTTGTTAAAAAGCATGGCACTACTAAAAATATTGACTTTGTGCTAGATGGTGAAGTTATGTCTAGCTCATTCCAAGACTTAATGAAGCAAGTTCATCGTAAAGACAATGTTGTATCGGGTGATGCTGTTCTACATTTGTTTGACTTCTTGCCGCTGGCAGATTTTGAAAAAGGCGAATGGGACAAGGGTCAAGAAGAACGTAGTGCTATGTTGTATCACTGGCATAAAACATACAAAGACGAAATGCCCAATGTAGCAGTTGTAGGCAACGAACTTGTTGACCTTGACACTAACGAAGGTCAAAAGAGGTATAAGGAAATCAATTCACAGGCTATTGCCGGTGGATACGAAGGCATTATGCTCAAAGATGTTGATGCAGGTTATAAGTGTAAACGTAGTGTGGCTTGGCTCAAGCTCAAACCATTTATTGAAGTAAGCCTTAGTGTTGTTGCAGTAGAAGAAGGCACCGGCAAGAACATTGGTAAGTTAGGTGCATTAGTATGCGAAGGTGAAGATGATGGAAAGTCAATTCGAGTTAACTGCGGTTCTGGCTTTAGTGATTCCGACCGTGATACTTTTTGGAGCAGTCGTGAAACCCTTATTGGTCAAGTTGTTGAAATCCGTGCTGACGCTATCACACAAAACCAGGATGGAAGCTATTCTTTACGCTTTCCGAGGTTCTTACATTTTAGAGGGTTTGAGAATGGGGAGAAAATTTGATATTCGTCGGTCCATGCATAAAGACATGTTGTATGGGGCGATGCTCGAGTTAGCAAAGAATCAAAAAGTTTGGCATGAAAGTTCAGTCAGTCCTGAATATAGTCACTTGACAGATGATGGCAAGGCTGCTATTATACATGTTGTTGAAGAAATGTTTCGCGGATTACAAACGATTCACAGAGAAGAAGTCAAAGAAGAAGCTAAACGACAAACAATGGATGCGTTAAAATGAAAACAATTAAAGAAGGAAGTCGCTGGGGTGCATATGATCGAAAAGTATTTGTAGTGCTACACACGATTGAGCAGGATGGGCATACTTGGGTTCATTACAGGGACGAAGTTGGATCTCCTCCGAGAGAGTATAGTTGCTATGAAGAAAGTTTCCTCCAACGATTTAGCCCCCTACCAGAATAAACATGGAACAAATACAAATGACAAACCCGTTTCGAGATCAAGAAAAATTTATGCGAGCCTGCGACCAAACAGTCGAAGGTTGGAATCAAGAACAATTTAAACTATACGTCGATCTAATTGACGAAGAACGTAAGGAACTACAAGAAGCAATCGATGCTTGCGATCCTGTAGAAATCCTAGATGCATTAGAAGACATTATAGTTGTCACTATCGGTGCTATTCACTCTATGGGTGCAGACGGTGATGGCGGCTGGAAAGAAGTTATGAAGACTAACTTTGCTAAAATTGACAAAGAAACTGGCAAAGTTCGAAAACGTGAGGATGGTAAAGTTTTAAAACCTACCGGTTGGGTTGCACCGGATTTGAAACCTTTTATTACTAAGGAGTAATTATGTTTGGAACAACTTATACAGGAAACGAGTATCGCTCTGCCGAACAGATTAATTCTGCAATGGGTAGAGTCTACGGGCATATGGCGCTAGCGGTTCTAGTGTCAATGTTTGTTAGTTATCAGGTTGGAAGTAATGCCGGCTTAATGGCGTTCTTCTTTACAGGTATTATGAAATGGATTGTTATCTTTGCACCGCTAGTAGCAATCTTTGGCATCACTATTGCTCTCAATGCAGGCCCAAGTAAACTTGGAGCCCAATTAATGCTACATGGTTTTGCCGCGCTCATGGGCTTGAGCTTTGCTACGATCTTTGTAATTTATAATATGGGCAGTATTGTAAGTGCGTTTATGGCAGGCGCAGTTTTGTTTGGGGTAATGAGTGGTTACGGATACTTTACTAAGAAAGATCTTAGTGGACTCGGCTCTCTATTGTTTGTCGGATTAATTGCTTTGATTATTGCGTCTATCATTAATATCTTTATTGGTAGCACAGTATTCCAAATGGTCATTAGTGCCATTGCAATTCTCATCTTCCTTGGTTTGACTGCTTACGACACACAGCAAATCCGTGAAGAAGTTAGCGTTGAAAATGATGGCATTGCCGAAGTTACAGGAGCATTAACTTTGTATTTGGATTTCATTAACCTATTCCTTAATTTGCTCCAACTGTTTGGTGAAAAGAAAGATTGATGTTTCGTGTAGTTTTCTATAGGATGAACAAACGCAGATCAAAAGAGTTTGAAACGTTTAACGAAGCTATGACCTTTTGGAGTAAGTTGCCATTTGAATCATTTAGTGAGTTATATAAATTATGAGAAACTATTGGACTTGTAGCACATTTGCAGATTGGATTCGTGGCACTACCAAGGGTGGCGCCAAAACTGCCGAAGGCTGGCACGAATGGGAAACCCGTGCCAAGGCAGATTATCCTATCCGTTGGTGGCTTGCCGAAGAAGGGCTAGACATGCTACAAAACATTGTTATGTTTATTCCGGATAAAATTTATGCCGCAAAATACTATATCAATAACCGTTGGGTTACTCGCACTCACGCTCTCACTGCCAATCCCCGCGATATTAAGCCAGGCACTTGGACCGATGTAGGAAATCGTTTTCTCCCTTGCCTATTTAATGAGCTACAGGATTTTGTCGAAGTTGAACTAGCATGGTGGCATATCGCATGGGCAGACAAAGATGAAAAAGAAAAATACAAAGCACCTTTTTGGGCTAGTGGTTGGTTCCGCTGGCGCACATGGCGTTGTCCTCAAGCCGGCCTTGACAACCTTGAATGGCAACGTAATCTACGTTGGAAGGAAGACGAAGTTGGTCCAGACCATAAAGAACTTGGCAAACTTACTCCGCAGGCAATCAAAGCGCAAGAAATCCTAGACCTTTACAAGTGGTGGACTGAGACTTATCGCAATCGTCCAGAGCCTATGGAAGCAAGTGGCTGGACTGCTTATTGTGATGCTTGCCGAGATGAAACTGGTAGTAAAATCTGGTTAAGCCTTGCACAAACTAAGAATAAAGACCTAAAGAAACAAGGCGATAAAGCACACAAGCTTCTTCAAAAGATAGAAGCCGCTTACGAAAAAGAAGATGAAGAAATGATGATTCGTCTAATTAAAGTAAGACATGGATTGTGGACATGATAGACCTTAATAAAGTTTTTATAGTTGACAATGCGTTTCCGGAATGGTTTCAAACTCATATTGAAAGGCGGGCACGGTTAATTCCCTGGGAGTTTCGCGAACGTGTCCACTCTCCTACATATACGGAAGCTACACTATCATATAATAACCACAACGATCCGAGTGATCGAATTGGCATGACTGAGATCATAAACGATGCACTCACTATAGATCTTATACCTAGAACAGTTCCCAATGTTAAGATTACTGGTTTTTTTGGTATACGGTGGAACGGAACAATAAAAGGTCATTGCCCTAGCATACACAGGGATAATGATGCTGACTCGCATGACCATACATCGCAGTGGACTATTGTTTATTTTGTAAATGATAGCGACGGGGATCTATTGTTCTTCGATGACGATCAGACTACTGAAATCATGCGGTGTGAGTATAAGAAGAATCGAGCTGTTATTTTCCCTAGTAATATCTATCATAGAGCAACTGATCCTGTGAGTAATAACTTAAGAATCACCTTTGCGGCACAATACTACATGTATCAGCAAATTGGACATAAAATATCATAATTTATGTCAACTTTATAGTTAGCTAAGGCGTTGTATATATATGCTAGGAGGCATTATGTATGAAACTGCTACAAACTATAGCTCTTGCGAGTCTGATCCTAATAAGTGGGACAAGCCAGGCAAATCCGAGACATGGTCATCATCATGGTTATCACAATCATTACGGCTGGGTTGCGCCGCTTGTGATAGGAGGCGTAGTAACGTATGCACTCACCAGGCCGCCGCAACCAGTAGTAATACAAAATCCACCTAGTATACAACCGCCACCTGCACCATACGGTTATCACTACGAAAACATCTTAGACGCTAACTGTAATTGCTACAGACTGGTATTAGTTCAAAATCAACCTTAAAGGAAAACAAAATGAACAAACTTATCGCAACTTTAATCGCATCAGCATTTGCAGTTACAGCGTTCGCCGCAGAGCCTGCTAAGAAAGAAGAAAAGGCACCTGCTGCCAAACCTGCCGCTAGTGCTCCAGCCCCAGCTGCTAAAGAGGCAGCAAAGCCTGCAAAAAGTGCTCCTGCCAAGGACGAAAAGGCAGCAGCACCAGCTACTAAGCCAGCGTCAAAGTGATGTAGACGACTCGGATGACGAGTATGGCGACGAAATTGATATTTTTGTTGCTTACCGTCGTCCGGAACTTGTCAAAATTGAATACAACTTATTTGATGATGACGAGGAACTACCTAAACACATTACAGACAGACTAGCTCAAATAAGAGCGCTGGCACTGGAAAAATACAAAGAGGTTCACAGTTGAGGCTGTGGGCCTTTTTGTTTGACTATATACATGATGAACAAACAACGTATAATTAAAATCAAAGACGTTACTGACAAAATAAGTCCAACCTTTTGCCTAGCCAAATGGCACCATACAACAATCTATCTACAAACGGGCGAAACGCACAGTTGTTATCATCCAGCGCCACACGCAATTCCATTAAGTGAAATAGCAGAAAACCCAAGTGCGCTACACAATACTCAAGAGAAAAAGAATCAAAGAATTGCAATGCTGAACGGTGAACAACCGAGTGGTTGTCAGTATTGTTGGAACATTGAAGCGTTAGGTCCTGATTACATAAGTGACAGACACGAGCGCAACGCGAGCATTTACACAGAAGCTCGTATGTCCGAGATCGAGTCTAATGATATAGACTTTAACATTAATCCCGAATACATTGAAATATCATTTGGCAACGAATGTAATTTTAAATGCGGCTACTGTCATCCAAAAGCTTCAAGTAGCTTCTATAAAGAAATTGAAAAGTTTGGACCATATGACATGGTCAAGAATCATCGTAACGATATTGATTGGTTTAAAATTCATAAAATTGAAGAAGAGAACCCGTATGTTGAAGCGTGGTGGAAGTGGTGGCCTAGTATGCGTAAGAGCCTAAACATTCTACGCATCACAGGAGGAGAACCTCTACTACAACAATCAACTTGGCGTCTTCTAGAAGACCTTGATATAAATCCGCTTCCACAATTAGAATTGAATATCAACAGTAATCTAGGCGTTAAGCCTATCTTAATTGAACGTCTAGCTGAGAAAGTTGAAAAGCTAAGAGTTGAAGGAAAGATTCGTCGTTTCAAATTGTTTACTAGTTTAGATACATGGGGACCGAAGGCAGAATATATCCGCACTGGGTTAGATCTTACTGTATGGGAACAGAACTTCCACACATACTTAACCAAGACTAAGAACCCAATTACATTCATGATTACATTTAACGTTTTAGCAGTAAGCAGTTTTAAGAGCTTACTAGAAAAGATGTTAGAGTGGCGTAAACAATATGGATGGTATGATCATCTTAAAGAACACCGTATCCGATTTGATACACCCTACCTAAAAGAACCGTTACAATATGATATGAACATATTGCCTAAGAACGAGTTTATGCCATACATGTATGAAGCATTGAACTACATTAAGCAGAACGTAAATAACTCTGTATCGGATATGTTTACTGACTTAGAGTATGAAAAGTTTCGTAGAGTAGTTGACTACATGGAAACAACTCACTACTCCGATGATAAATTAAAAGAAGGTCGAACAGACTTTCACAGATGGTTCGCAGAGTTTGACCGCAGACGTGGGACTAACTTTTTAGAAACATTTCCTGAATATAAGAAATTTTACTTGGATTGTAAAAGCGCATGAGAATCTTTATCACCGGAGTTGCCGGTTTCCTCGGCAGTCACCTAGCAGATCGTATGCTAGAGTTAGGGCACGAGGTTGTCGGTAATGATAATCTATTAGGCGGCTATAAAGATAATGTAAATCCGCAAGTTAAATTTTTTACAACTGATTGCTGTGATCATTCTAAGATGCAGTGGATAATGCGCGACTGCGATATTGTCATACATTGTGCAGCCACTGCCCACGAAGGACTAAGTGTGTTCAGTCCTAACTTTATAACACGAAACATTTACCAAGCGAGTGTATCAACTATTAGTGCCGCAATAGGTGCAGGCGTTAAACGATTTGTATTCTGTAGTAGTATGGCAAGGTATGGTGATCAAGCAGCGCCATTTACTGAAGACCTAACACCACTGCCTGTAGACCCTTATGGCATTGCAAAGGTTGCTGTTGAACATACACTTAAAGCACTAGGCGATACGCACGGTATGGAGTGGAACATTGCTGTGCCGCATAACATTGTAGGACCACGTCAACGCTATGATGATCCGTTTCGCAATGTTATGAGTATTATGGCTAATCGTAACTTACAAGGAAAGTCTGCTTATATCTACGGTGACGGTCTACAGACAAGATGCTTTAGTTATGTAGCAGACTGCATCAAATGCTTAGAACAATTAGCATTAGATCCTGCAATCGTTAGCGAAACAGTTAACATTGGTCCTGATGAGGGCACTATTACTATTAATGAACTTGCAGAATTAGTTGCAGGCGAGTGCGGTTTTCAAGGAGATCCTATCTACATTGCCGACCGACCGCGTGAAGTTAAACACGCAACTTGTTCGGCAGACAAAGCTCGTGCGCTATTAGGTTACAAGACTACCGTAGGTGTAGAGCAGGCTATTAAAGAAACGGTAGCATGGATTAGAGAACAAGGACCGTGCGAGTTTGATTATAGCTTTCCATTAGAGATCATTAATGAAAAAACTCCTGCAACTTGGAAGGATCGGTTAATGTGATTAATTTTATTTTTGAAGACTTAGAAAACTATAAAAATCTTATTAGCTACACTGACGAATTAGGTCCTCACAGATTTATATCATCAGCAATGGCAGGTTCCATCAGAAATCAAAGGGTATACAGCACTTTAGAAAATTCATTTGACACTAACGCTAAATTAGACCATGGCATTATTGCTGTAGGCGTTAATGAAAGTCCAAACATGTGGGCTGGCACAAACTATTACAAGGACAACATTAGGGAAAGCCTATTTGATTATCTTAGTGAAGATAGTGTTAATCGATTACAAAATAAAAAAGCTCTATTACTTTTAGATCAGTGTCTCGAAGGTTATCAAACTCCGTGGCTTTGGCAGTTTCTACACGAAGAATGTAGTCGTTTACAAATAGATCCATCTGCGATTGTATATGTAACTGGTAATTTAATTAGCAATGATCAATATCAAATGTGGGCGCAGGACAGAGTAAAGGGTAACAAACTTAAAGTTATCCCATATGCACACTTTGAACGAGACATTCAGATGAATGCAGAAAAAGAAGGCATATTACCAACCTTTGATAGCAATAGACAATACAAGAGATCACATATAATTAAAACATATAATTGTCTAAACAAGAGAACACGCACACATCGCAATTGGTTCTTCATAGAACTATTCAAACAGAATATGTTAGAATATGGACTTGTTAGTATGAATGATTACGGCACCCATGTTAGTAGACTTGAAAACAAGTTTGTTGATTCTGTCTATATGAAAGAAGCACGTAAGCGTCTTCCAATGTTAGTTTATAATAAAGCTAACAATGAACAAAACGATCTATACTATATTAACAGAATAACAGATCAAGTATTCTTAGATACATGGGTCACTATTATATCTGAAGCAAGTTTTGACGACAGCGACGAAACTATATTCATTAGTGAAAAGACATTTAAGCCTATTGCCTGTATGCACCCTTTTATCTTTTTAGGTAATAGAGGCAGCTTGCCCAAGCTAAGAGAAATGGGCTATAAGACATTTGACGGTTTTATCGACGAAAGTTACGATAACTTATCAACTCTTGATCGCATGGCAGCAATTATACGAGAAATAAAAAGAATACATGCAATCAAAGACAAAGTTGCTTGGTTTGATTCAATGCGAGATATTTTAGAGCATAATTATAATGTGTTCCATAATAGTAAACTTAAACCTAATAGAGCTCATACAGAGTTGTTTAACTACTACAATGAATACTTTAACATTAAGGATTAACAATGTATGATAGAATGATCCCTGCAATTAAGCCAGGGAGTAAACTTGTTATCGGCCTAGGCGACAGTTTTACACAAGGTGTCGGCAGTTGGCCTAGAGAAGTGTGGCTTGACTATAATGGTAACATTGATACATTAAAAATCCCCGAAGAAATTTATGATCAAATGTATGATAATGCATGGGTTAAGCAGTTATGTGATAATCACATGCCCGATTATATTCCTATTAACTTAGGTTGCCTAGGAACCGGTAATCGAGCTGCGGTTAAAAATCTTTTCTTACACCCGGGTCTTAAATTAGAAAATGCATCTGAAGTCATTGTAGTATTCATGTTAACCGGAATGGAGAGATTTGATTTTGTTAATAATACCCTCCCCGAACATAATCATTTTTACACTATGTGGCCTAATCCCTGGGATCAAAATACTACAAATAAAAAACTGTGGGAAGCCTACGCTGAGACTCTATGGAGTGAAATGTTTGTATGCGTTGAAACATTATTAAACATTCGAGAAGCAGAAATGATTTGCAAGGCAAACAACTGGAAACTAGTTATTACAAGTGGATTTGATATTCGAATAACCAAAGAACATTTTATAAAAGAACTAGGCGAGCATAGGATGGATTTAATTAATACAATTCCATGGGATAAATTTCTATACCCTGAAAACAAAAGAAGTTTTATGGAACTATTACTACACCTAGAGGGCAGGCCCGATTTGGCTTTGGGCGGGTTCTATGATTATTGCAAGAAGCTCAAAGTGCCTACTAACTTTATTACACCTTGTGCCCATCCTAGCCAAAATGGACATACTGTTATAGCCAAATATATACATAGACATTTGGTGTCCAAAAAGTTAATTCAAGGTTGACACGGACCCATTTCGGTGCTATAATAGATACATAGCGTAAACAAACAGGAGCCCTAAATGGCAAAAGCCGCAACCAAAACCCGTGTAACTAAAAAGCAAGTTATTGCCCACAGAACTCGTGCTGTCAAAGATACGAGCCCAACTTGGGAAGGTTGCGAAACTTGGGATGCCGATAAGTTCCATAAGCATTTCCGCACTAGTATGGACTACTACCGTCTGGAGTCAGATATTAAATCTTACAAGCCGGTTGTAGTTAAATGGATGGAATCAGTTGGCTGCGCCAAAGCTGACATTGTCGCTTTTAAGAAAGTTAAAGATAGCCGCGTTGGCACTACAATGGGTGCAGTTGCCGCTTGCTTGAATCGCGGTATGACTCCGCAACGTGCAGATTTTAACCAAGGTCGTGATACTGCGGCTTGGCTCCGTGCTGAAATTGTCAAAGTTATTGCAGAAGGTAAAGACGACGTTGATCCAGATATTGCGGCCGCAGAAAAAGAAGCCGCAAAGAAAGATGTTTACACTCCTAGCATTCAAGAACGTGTTCGCGAAGCCGCGATGCGCATGACTGAAGAAATTGAAAATGCTATTGAGAGTTTTCAAACCGATCCTGAAAACTTTGATCCAAAAGCGTTCAAGGTGCTCAACTTGCTCAAGGCAGTAGATGCAAAGGCTGCTCACGCTCGAATTATTAAAGACTTCTATGCTCGTGATCTTGCAGAGCTAACTGAGCTTGCTAGCGGTAAAGCAGACGAACAGTTGCGCGAAGGCTACTCACATCGTAGCAAGAAGCAAATTCGAAATTTCATTGCGTTTTTGCAAGAAATTGAATCTGCTTGCACAATGCTAGCCCAAGAAGCTAAAGTTAACCGCAAGCCACGCAAGGCAAAAGCAATTAGCAAGGACAAGGTTGTTAGCAAACTCAAGTATAAAAAGACAGAAGAAAGTCTCAAACTTGTTAGTATCAACCCAACTGATATTATTGGTTCTAAAGAATTGTGGGTGTTTAATAGCAAGACACGTAAACTTGGCAAATATGTTGCCGCAGAGTTTCATGATCTTGGAGTTAAGGGCACTACAATTACAGGCTTTGACGAGTTTAAGAGTGTGCAAAAAACCCTGCGTAAACCCGCAGAACAGCTTAAAGCGTTTAAAGACGCCGGCAAAGTAGCTTTGCGCAAGTTCCTAGACGATATCAATGCTGTTGATACTAAAATGAACGGGCGTCTAAACGAAGAAACTCTGCTTCTTAAAGTAGCCTAACATACACCGTTGCCATAGATAAATACTCGAAAGAGAGTATTTCTATGGCAAACCAATTCAATTCAACTGACGAAGAAGGTCTAGACGGACAAGGTATTAAGTGGTCTGACGGCACAAACATTACTAGTTTGATTTACCGTCCGGGACAGCGTATCTGGTCAGACGGACACTTTGATTTAGAAGCAACCCGATCATATAAGATTAATAATGCACCTGTCCTTAGCGCAAAAGAACTAGGACCTAGCATTATTCGCAGTAGCCTACGCCAAGTTGGAAATTTAACATCTTTAATTGTTAACGGCAACGCTAGCATCGGCGAGTTTGCCAGTTTTAACTCTGCTTTAAACAGACTAGGTGTAGGAACAGACTTACCTAACGCTACTCTAAGTGTTAATGAAAACGGCGTTGAAGCAATCATTGGAGCACCTACAAATAGCGGAGCAGTAATTGGAACTTATACAAATCACGACTTGGATATTGTAACCGATAATACTGTTAGAGTTACTGTTAAAACAACAGGCGAGATTGTAGTAGGTCACGAGAAATTTAAGAACGGTGTGCTACGTGTTCATGGCACCATCCATGCAGATAATGTTATTTCAGACGACACAGCAGGGCGTATCAGTTCTGTAAAATTTAAAGGAACAACTGCTGACTCAATTTATGAAATTGGTTTAGCATGGACTGGAAAAGACCGCACCCGTCAATTTGTATTGAAAGAAGGTCCTGACCGTTTCTGGTCAAGTGAATCTATTGACATTAATACTGATTCAGCATATCAAATTGGTGGCAAGGCTGTATTAACATCAGATCGTTTAGGTTCAAGTGTTTCAACATCTAGCTTAACTACTGTTGGAACATTGCAAAAATTAAATGTTAGCGGACCTGCTACATTCTTAGAAGCAATGAACGCTGAGATTATCAATGCTAAAGCATTGGTAGTAGTAAAAGAAGCTGACACTTTGTCGTTGACAACTGACGGAATCCAAACTACAAAAGATTTTAAAGTCGTTGTAGACGGTATAGAAGAATTAAAGATTAACGATAATGAGTTTGTTATCGGTAATAAACAAAATCCAACACGCCCATTGAAGTTATTTGGACAACTAGCTATCGGTGTTAATACGCCCGATGCCAGTGTCGATCTAGAAGTCAAGGGAAATGTAAGTTTTGCAGGTAAGAAGTTTGTAACAGGCAATACTTCTCCAATCTTTGGGTCGTTCAAACTTGGAGATGTATGTTGGAACACTGAGCCGCAAGAGGGTGCATACGCAGGATGGATTTGCATTAAAGCAGGTAATCCCGGCGAATGGGCACCGTTTGGCGCAATTGGTCGTCACAATGCTTGACAATAACTTCTAAGGCTGTATAATTACATTATGCGGTCTTAGGCATTCACCCCGCAATATAAATTCTGCATGCCATTGCTAATCTAAGGAGATAACAATGGCAAAAAAATTCTTTTCGACAAAAACATACAACCAAATTGGTCCAGTATCTTATCGTCAGTGGCGAGCTGATAGCCACTGTAACCTAATTCATGGTTACGCTTTGAGCTTTCACTTTGAGTTTGAAGCTGATACATTAGATGCCCGTAACTGGGTTACTGACTTTGGTGGTTTGCGTCCGTTAAAAGACAAGTTAGAAGAATGGTTTGATCACACATTGCTCGTTGCACAAGACGACCCAATGCGTGAACACTTACTCAAACTAGGTGAACTCAAACTAGCAAAGATTACAGAAGTTGAGCGCACCGGTTGCGAAGGTCTCGCCGACTTCTTGTATGAATACATCAATACTATTTTCCTACCAAACTGTGGTAGTGAAGAAGCCAAACGTGTTTGGTGCTGTAGAGTTGAAGTTCGCGAAACTGGTAATAACATGGCAGGACGTCAAGGCCATCGTGAAGACAACGAGTTCCAAGACTAAATTATGGCGACTCTGGGCTAAGGCCCTAGGTGAAAAAGCAGGCAGTTCGGACGCAGAAGCAGACCGAATTGCTTGCATTCGCACAGTAATTGTGTTAACATACATTATCACTAACATTTTTATCGTCGCAGGCGTAATAAGGCATTGGTAATGGGCAAAATTGGTTTCGCGTGTAAGTGGATCGATCATCCTGAGCAAGTAAACGGCATCAAAGCAACAGATGACTGTAAGAAATACAACACAGGAACGACTACGATTAGTTGGTTAAATAGACAAAGCAAAGATGTTGCAGAGCAAAAGCTCTGGGATCTCATGGTTCAGAATATAGAATCTACCCGCTTGCTTGTTAATCGTGTAGGAGAACTTGATGAAAATCTTCGTATGGTGCGTCTTAGCAGTGATATTTTGCCCGCTTATACTGAGCCTAATTGGGCTTACTTTTGGCGCAGGGCTGATGTTGTTCAGTATCTTGAACGCAATTTTAATCTTGTTGGCACTAGTGCTCGTGCAAGCAATACCCGTCTTAGTATGCATCCTGGTCAGTTTACTGTTTTGGCTAGTGCTAACGAAGGCATTGTGCAAAGAAGCATAGAAGAATTTGAGTATCATGCAGATATGGCTCGCTTCATGGGATATGGCAAAACCTTCCAAGACTTTAAAATCAACGTCCACATCTCGGGTAAACAAGGTCCCGAAGGTATTAGACGTGCCTACAGCAAACTCACACCCGAAGCCCGCAACTGTATTACAATTGAAAACGAAGAAAACTCATGGGGGTTAAATGACTGTTTATCTATTAGCGATATCGTTCCTATTGTGCTCGATATACACCATCATTGGATTCGCGAAGGGGAATATATCGATTCCAACGATCATCGCGTTAAGCTGGTTGTGGATAGCTGGCGTGGTGTGCGCCCTACTTGTCATTTTTCAGTTAGCCGCGAGGATTATCTCGTGGATCATGACCCTGGTATAGCCCCAGATCATGCGTTGCTACTAGAAAGCGGCTATAAAAAACAAAAGCTCAGAGCACACTCTGACTTTTATTGGAACAAGGAAGTTAATAATTGGGCAAAAAGTTTCACAAACCAGTTCGACATAATGTGCGAAAGCAAGGGCAAGAATTTAGCCAGTATGGAACTATACAAACAAATGAAGGAAACCGTATGATAACGAGAGAAAAGTTAATACATCACGTTGAGCATCTTAAGGAAAAGCACGATGCAATTGACAAAGAAATACTCGAGTTAGAAGCGCATCACACAGATCATCTAAAAGTCGAAACTCTTAAAAAGATTAAGCTCAAACTCAAAGACGACATTGTGCTTAACGAAAATAAGTTAAACAAACTTTCATAAGAAAAGGGCCAATAATGGCCCTTTATCTTTACACACATTACTTCGGTGCCTTAGGCTTACGAGGCTTTTTAGCAGCGGGTGCTTTTTTAGCCGCAGTCTTTTTAGGTGCCTTTTTAGCAGGTGCCGTAGCTTCAACTACGCCTGCACCTTCTACTATAGCAACAACGGTAGCCGGTGGCTCGCCTGTCGCAACAATAGTCGGTGCTTCTACTTTGTATGGCGCTTGAGCTTCAGCTGGTTTGCCAAACAAAAATTCTTTAATTGCTTTGAACATTATAATGTCCTCCTTGGATTTTTATTTATAACTGACTTATATCTTTTAGGCTAGAAGCAGGCAAATCCCAAATATGTTTACGTTCAACACCTTTACGTTGAGCAAATCTCTTACTATCACAATTACCGCATACGTGAAAATAGTTATTGCTTAGTCTTTTTGGATCCATGTCCCCTTTGTTTCTTCGAAACACTTCAGAACAACTATCGCACCTGAATACTACCACTGTCTTTTGACGAGTATAGGTGTGTTGTTGTCCCAATTTACTAGTTCTAGTAAATTCAGTCTGTTGATATTCTAACGTTAAGAACATAAAAGTATTTACATTAAGGTTACAAAACCATATTGATAAATACCATATAACGTTATAATCGGAGTTAATAAACATGGCACGTCAAGAAATAGACATTGGTATACAAGGTAATGACGGAACAGGCGATAGTATTCGCGAATCGTTCCGTAAAGTTAATGAAAACTTTAATGAAATTTACGCTGTATTCGGCCTTGGTGGAGCCATTGCGCTCACAAATCTATCAGATGCACAAGAATTAAGATATGTAGATGGCAATCCTGTTGCAGATTACGGATCAAATCGTGTAATTATATCTAAACCAGACGGTAGCGGACTAGCTGCAAAAACATTGTATGCAGGCGAAGGTATTGCAATTGATGCAACTGATCCAGATAAAGTTACAATTACCAATAGTCTTTCAACTACTGCTAGCGACCCTGCACCGAGACTAGGTGGTCCATTAAATGCTAACTTTTTCCCAATCGGTAAAGTGCCAGATCCGAGTGCGGATTTAGTAGCTGCATTCAATGCTGTTCACGGTCCGCGCGGTGCAACAACAACTATTGACGAACTTGCAATCAGCAAAGGATATGCTGATACTCACTATGTTAAATCATCTGGAGGGCAAGTCGGTGATGCCCTACGTGTTCGTAGCGAGCCATTAACTCCGCAAATTTCTGATGTAGATTACGACCCAACATTGAGTAGTAATTATGTTTCAACTGAAGCTCTTCCACGTAAGAGTGTTGTTGTTCGTAGTGGCGACACAATGACCGGGCCGTTATACCTACACGATCACCCTGGTGCTATTGCCGGAATAGGAACTCCAAACGGCGCAGACGATTTACAAGCGGCTTCAAAATACTACGTTGATAACTCAACATATTCAAGTGCAATTAACTTGTATGTTACTACAAAGGGAGACGACACACAAGCACTTAGCCCAAGGGGTAAAGAAGGTCGTTTCTGGAACTATGCTTATAAGACCATTGGTGCAGCAGCACTAGCAGCCGAAGGTTTAATTAGCATTGCGCAAACTGAACCAGGACCATACCGTCAGCGCCTAGCTTATACACAAGGTCCTGACCAAACATTTAGTGAAATTACTAGCGTAACACTATCTGGTGGTAATAGTGCAGATAACGGTTATGTTAACGCATTTGACCTACTACGTGCTAACAAAGAATTTATTCAGCACGAGGTTATTGCATATATTAACAACAAATATGTTAACGTCTTCACCTACGACAAGACAAAATGTTCTCGTGATGTAGGATTAATGATTGATGCTGTATGCTATGACTTAGTTCTAGACACAACATTTAACTCAGTTCTTTCAGGAACTCGTTACTATACTGCGTCCAGTGCTGCGGTTTTATCTGATCAGTTAATTCAAACAGTCGATGCTATCAAGTTTGTAAGAGATCAGTTGTTAAATTTTGCTTACAGCAATCCTAATTTAAGTTCTTATATTGGTGAAGTCATTGATGCTCTATGTTACGACTTAGTATTGCTATCAAACTTTAGATCAACATTTGTTGGACTACGTTTCCCGTATGCATCAACAGGCATTGAAGTTGAACAGTTGGTCGGAGTCTTAAACAACACTAAAGAATCTATCCTTGAGTTAGCTGCGGTGGTCGCAGTTCCTGCTGCGGTAAACTCTATTAGCGATAACATTGATTTAATTATTTCAATCGTTCAAGGTGCGGTTGTTAAAACTCCAACGTTCCCTAGCTTAACAGGAACAACCAAGGGTGCTAGATCCGATGCTAGAGAATTATTATTAAACAACGTTGGTTTTATCCAAGCAGAAATTATCGCATTCTTACAAAATAATTATCCAGGCCTACAATATAGCAGCGATACTTGCAAGCGTGACGTTAAGTATATGGTTTGGTCAGTTGTTTACGACATGCTATATGGCAATGGCACAACTGGCGTTAACGTTGCGAGCGTGTATGCAGGACAAAGATATTGGATCAATTTAACTAGACAAATCGCAACTCCTGAGCTAGCTCCAACGCTCGCTTCAATAGACTACATTAATACTATAGTTCAGTCTATCTTAGTAAACGAATCACCAACTATCGTTTATCAGACTACTGCTAAACAATATCGTAACCAAACTTATTCTAGAGTAACCGGGTCTGGTTCCGATGCAGTTGCTACTAGAACTAGAGTTACTGAGTTGTTAACAATTATCAAAGATTTAGTTACTGTTAATACACCACCGACAATCGTTGACATCGATGTATCTTCGGGTAGTGGAACATCAAGTTTCTTACGTGCTGCAAGAACTGCAATTCTTGGAACAGCTAATGCAAACAGAACTGCATTGAGAAATGATGCTATTACATACATGAATACAAACTATCCTGTCATTACAGATAGTGCATCATTAACTAAGATTAATAATAGTTTTCAAATTATTATTGACATGTTAGAAGTTGGTCTAAGTGAAAGACCAGAGATTGTTTATAACAGCCCTGAAAGTTTAAGCACAGGTGTTACAAATGCTCGCGATTTAATGTTAGCTAACATTGAATTTATACAAGCAGAAGTTATTGGTTGGATTAATACGAACTACATTGGCTTTACTTATAACGAAGCTACATGTCAACGTGACTTAAAATATATTATGGAAGCAGTAGCGTATGATATTACCTACGGCGGAACAAGTGCAACTGCTTATGCAGCCGAACTATATTATATTAACGGCACTTCACAAGTTGCCGGTCAAATTACACAAACTGTTGAAGCAATTAACTTTGCACAAAGTTTAATCACACAAATTATTCAGAACGTTGAAATCTTAAGTTCATACCAAGATGTTCCATTTGCAGTTGAGCAATATCTTAACTTGTCATTAACGGGTGGCGACGAGGCTATTGTAACAATTAACGAAAAATTTACAATCGTTAAAGATAGCATCGGCAGTGATGCCGTTTCTCCGGAAGTAATTTTACCAGACTTAACCACCGGCGACTACTCTGCTACTAAACTTGCTATTAGAGCAACTATCCAAGACCAAAAAGATATTGTTAGAAATGATACTATTAACTATCTAGACGTAACTTACGCTGGCGGATTTAACTATGACGAAGCAATTTGTTTCCGAGACGTTGGTTACATCATAGAAGCAATGGCCATTGACTTAGTAACAGGTGGCACATATCAAAGTATTGGAGCAGGTAAGAGCTACTATAGAAATACTTCGGCCAAGTCGATTGCTATTGGAACACAATACAGCGAAACATTAGATGGCATTCAGTATGCAAAAACACTTGCAACGCAAGTATTAAACCAAACTACTGCAACACGTTATCAAGGTCTATATCAACAAACATTAACTATTTCAGGTATACTACCAAGTGCAGAATTTGGCATGGTCGGCGATAGAGGTGCACCTAGCTCTGAAGCAATTACAGATTTTACTAATAACATGAATACCATGATTAGTATTATCACAAACGGATTTGGTGCTGCTCCTACTCCAATGTTTGGAACTGGTATTTGGACTATTAAGTTTACAAACGGCGGCTCTGGATTTGTAGATCAAGGTAACCCAAGTAACAACGACATTTTACCTGCTAAAGTATTAGTAGGTGTTTCAAGCTCTGCCTATTCTAATATTGTTACATATGCGCCTGGCACACTAACCCCAGGTGATAGTGCAGTTGATACTATTACTGCACGTATGACTAAACCAGCATACTATCAAGTAGGCGAAATGTTAGAGTTTGGTGAAAGCGTTAAAGATTTACAAATTGTTATCTTTGTTGAAGCAGGTATCTATTACGAAGATTATCCAATTAAATTAGCAGCAAACGTATCTGTTAAGGGTGATGAATTCCGTAGAACGATTGTTCGTCCTAAGGATCGTATTAGTCAATCACCATGGCGTAAGGTATTATTCTATCGCGATGCTATTATTGACGCTATGGAACTTGGTCCTATTGACTACGATACTGATTATGCCACTGATACAACAGTCGACATCAGTGCAACGTCTGGCACGATGGTTGCAACCCTTGGAGTTGGTCAAGTTCCGGCAAGTTGGATTGGTAAGGTATTAGTAATTCCTGGAAGCGGACCTAAACCAGGAAAAGCGATTGTTGACAGCGTGTCCGGTAACTTTATGAATTGTAGCGTCATTTATCCATTTGATGTTGCTGGATTAAAGGCATCTGGAGATTGGAATCTATACAGCACAATTAACTACGGACGTCACTACTTAACAGATCCGTTAGACATTAATTCTACTCCAAAGAACAACAAGGAGATGGACGTATTCTTGTGTAACGACGCAGTTCGTGTTAACAACATGTCCTTCCAAGGTCACGGCGGATTCGTTATGGTTCTTGACCCCGAAGGTCAAATCTTAACTAAGTCACCATACGGACAAGTTTGTTCATCGTTCTCTCAATCAATTAACCGCAAGCGTTTTGCCGGTGGACAATATATTGACGGTTTTGCAGGACGACTACGTGGAACTATTACTGCTGTTGCAGACAATGGTAAAACATTAACTGTAACTGGTAGTGAAAACTCAGGTTTAGATGTTCGTGCTCCACAACCTCCATGTGCATTCTATGTATCAGGAACACGTTATCAAATTAACGACATTGTAAGCTACGATGCAAATACTCGCACAGTAGTAATGACGATGGATACTGCTACTCCATGGAATGGCGGGTTTGTATTCAATGAATCTAAATGTAATAGAGACGTTGGTTTAATTATTGAATCAGTTGGATATGATTTAGTAACCGGATCTAACTTTCAAGCAGTCAACGCTGGTAGATCATACTTACGTTCTTACTCTAGCTTAGTTCGCGGTAACGTGCAACTAGATAAGACTGTTCAAGCAGTTATCGAAGCTAAAAATGAAGTTCTAGCAACTATTCCAGGAAACGTTGCGGCGCAGACTATTATTGAAAATAGAATGACAATCATTGCAGACATCCTTGCTAATGGTTATAGTTCTGTTCCAACACTTGAGTATGATCAAGCAACTTGCCGCAGAGACGTCGGCTATATCATAGATGCTGTATGCTATGATTTAATGTTTGACAGTAACTTTAGAACTGTTAAGGCTGCAATGGCCTATTACAGAGCTAATGCTTCTGTAGCAATCGGCGCACAGCGACAAGCAACATTAGGCGCAATGGGCTACTTAAAAGTAGCACTTGCTGCTCTAGTTCCAGGTGCTGCTGCAACTACAAACGCACTAATGACAACTGCCATTGACATTATTAGTAATGGTCTAGGTAGTGTTCCTGCATTTACTTTAACTACTCCAACCGGTGGCACAGGAAATGCATTTACTGCTGGCTACTTCAACGCTGCTAGACTAGTTAACGCTAACAGAGCATTTATTATTAGCGAAATGACTGCATGGATTGAAGCACAAAAGACTGCAGAAGCTGCTCCATTCACACTAGCATATGCATACGATGCTGCTAAGTGCGAGCGCGATGTTGGTTATATTGTAGATGCAATCCGTTACGATTTAACATACGGTGGTAATTTAGAAACTACAGTTGCGGCACGTTCATACTTTGTTGGAGCTGTAGCACAGTATGGTTCTACAGAACGCCTTGGCACACTTGCTACATACACTCACCTAAAAGATATCATTGACAATATTGTAACAGCTAGCACCTCATGGTCTAAGTCAACTAGCTCAACTCAAGATGTTAGTGGAACTGCTGGCACAAGCCCTGCCGCAACATTTGCACAGGCACGTGTTCAGGATATCATTGATTGCATTACAAACAACGGCACATTAAATGCTGAAATCACACCAGACATTAGTTGGGTAAGTGGAACACTGAGCGGTTATAACACTACACTTCAGACTGCTAAGTCTACTGTTGAGACTAACATCACTGATTACTTGAACGGCAACTACGAAGTATTATTTGACTATCCGGCTATGTCATGGACTACTGATCCATACATTAAGGCTAGAGATATCTTAATGGCAAACAGATCATACATCCGCAAGGAAATTGTATCTTGGATTGCTGCCAACTATAACGTTGCACAGATTCCTAACTATTCAGTTGCAACATGCTCGCGTGACGTTGGCTACGTTGTTGATGCTATCATCTATGATTTGATGTATGGCGGTAACTCAATGACTCAAGATGCAGGTCTTGCATACTTTAGAGGTTCGACTTCATATATCCCAGGCGAAGAAACTATTACAATCGCTGCATACAACAGAATGAAAGCTGTGATGCAAGACATTGTTCAAAATAATAATGTTACAGAATCTGCTGGTAACACATTTATTCAGAACACTGGACTACCTGCAAGTAATTCTACTGTTGCTACTAACATTGGAACGTTAGTTGATATCCTAAACGATATTTTAGCAGGCGGCACAACTACAACACCTTATACAACTCCAAGTAACTTTGCAGGTGTTAGTTCTAACCTAACAACCGCTAAGGCAACTATTGTTGGTGCAAAACAAAGTATTGCAGACAATATTATTGTTTACTTAAAAGAAGGTGTTGGAACAGTTATTAACATTGAAATGGGCGGTAACAAGTCTATGCTTGCCAACGACTTTGCGATGATTAACGACTTAGGTTACGCTATTGTTGCAAACAACGGCGGTGTTACTGAACAAGTTTCTACATTCTCATACTACTGTCATACTCACTATTGGGCAAGCAATGGTGGACAGATTCGTTCTGTAGCAGGTTCTAACTCACACGGTGTTTACGGTTTACGTGCTACAGGTTATGACGTTACTGAATTACCAGACGAAGTTAACCTTGCTAACAACATGGTTCAAGTTGCAAGAGTTTATAAGGACGGTGTCTTTATAAATGAAATGGAGCCAACTACTGCTAAACAATCACTTGCGGTATACATTACTGAATATGATTACGGTCCACAGAACATTTCAGAATTAGAAATTGATCATACTTTAGCAGGCTACAGTATTAGTCGATATGAAGTAAGTTCAGTTGAAAGAACTGCTGTTACTATTAATGGTAAAAACATTCTTAAGCTAAACTTATCAACTGCGGGTAACAACGGAACATCAAGTGTTGGTCTAGTAAGTCCTCTTTATAACGGACAGTTAGTAGCTATTCGAACACTACAGAATAACAAATACTTAGGTATTGCTAACGTTAACCCAACTCGCCCGTCTACTGCGCTACAGTATACAGATGATCTAGCAAGCATCTATCGTGTTATTACATATAACCTAACAGAGGGAACTGGAGAATTACTACCAGCTAACCAAGCCGTTCTTTCTACAGACACCTCGTTCGCTTACTACAAATTAGTAATTGATCCAGCCAAGGCTGAATTTATCGATTGGTTTGAACCTTCTAAAACAATGGGTGCTAACGTAGGTGATACTCGTCTAGCAATCTTAGCAATCAGTAAGCAAACAACAATTGACCAAATTAATAAAGGAATATTTATTACTGGTTGGAACGGTCGTGTCCATCAGGTCAATTCATACACACCAACACCTGATACAGTTATCACTGCATATAATCCTACAGGAAGTTCGGGAACTACGTTAAAAGTTGCCAACACTGACGGAATTCATATTGGTATGGAAATTAGTGGTAACGGATGGATCAGTGGTCAAACTGTTGTAAGTATTGACTCTTCAACTCAAGTTACTACAAGTGCAGGACCTGACAGCACCCCGTCTGGAAACTTAAACTTTGTAAGTTTACGTCCACCGTTTATTACAATTGAAGAAACTCCAATTTATAACATTGGCGGTGTTGGAACTATTACACCTGCGATGACATTTAATTCTATCTCAGGTGAAGGATTAGAAACACGATATATTACATTTGATACTCCGTGGCAATTAACTCCGCAAACCGTAGATAGCTTTGTAAATGTTTCGGGTAATACTAATACATTATACAACGGTCCGCATCAAGTTACTAGCACAGTTTCTAAAACACTAGTTACTGTTTCTAGCACAGCGGCACTTGACGTTGGTATGGTTGTTACAGGCGGAACTATTACTGGTAACGTTAACTTAACTAAGATTGTTAGCTTAACACAATTTGAAGTAAGCCCGGCTATCTACTTGCCAAGTTTCTCTGCTACTATGACTGGTAGTAGCATTACTGGTTCAACACTAACAGTTGGAACATTAAGTGCAGGTGAAATTAAACCAGGAATGACATTGTCAGGGACTGGTATATTGTCTGGAACATACATTACTGCTAATTTATCAGGAAGCGGTTCTGGAAGCACATGGTCTGTTAACAAGACTTATGAAACTACAACTGGCACTATTACTATTACAGGCGTAACTGCAATTACTGCAACAAAAGTTGCTACGTTAGGCAGTGTTACAGTTGTTAACGGTGGTAGCGGATACTTAACACCTCCAGTTATTACTATTACTGGCGGTGGTGCTACTATTGATGCTATCGTAACTTGCACAGTAGTAGCAGGTGCAATTGATACTGTAACAGTTGTTAACCCAGGTTATAACTATACAAGTTTACCAGACTTGACTATTGAGATAGCAGGAGACAACAACGCAATTCTAGTTCCAGTGTTAACAGCAGCGTCAAGCACAGAAATTGCAACAAGTGCAGGTGTCAATACTTCTCAGATGACTCTTGCCTACAAAACTGATCCAAACACAAGTGGAACAATTAGTGCAACTGATGACTTAACTGATAAGATTACACTGAGCACCGTTGACAACTTGTTTGTTGGCAATACTATTGTATTCAGCGGAACAGCATTTGGCGGATTAGTTTCCGGAACTACTTACTACATTAAGACTATCGACACCGGTGCTAAACAAATTACAGTTAGCACAAGCAAAGGAGGTGCAACCGAGGACTTGTCAACTGCTACAGGTGCAATGACATTCTTGGCTAATAGCTTTAACTTCGGTGATGATATTACCATTACAGGATTTACTAGTAAGACAGCGGGAACAGGAACTACTTATTCAGTTGTATTAGGATTCAGTTCTACCACTGCACCGACTATTGGCAAATACTACCATGTTCAAGGTAATACTAATCCGATTTATAACGGATTCTATCTATGCACAAACAGTAGTTCAACAAGCATTACACTAACATATCCTCAAGATCCAGGAACTTGGTCTACTGCTACAACTACAACAATTACTAAAGAAATCACAATTGGAACTAACGTTGCCAGTGGTATTGCTAAACCGTTTAGCACATCTGACGCTACTACAATTAGATTAGGTTATGCTGCCGGCACAAAGGGACAAGTTACAACACGTATTTCTACTTGCCGTGCAACAGGACACGACTTCTTAGACGTCGGAACTGGTGGCTATTCAACTACAAACTATCCATATCAAATTTATGGTAACCCTGCACAATCACGTAAGCCTGAAAACGAAACTTACGAAGAAGGTGTAGGTCGTGTATTCTATGTAACAACTGACCAGAACGGTATCTTCCGTGTAGGTCGATTCTTTACAGTTGACCAAGGAACAGGAACTGTTACATTCAGTGCTTCTATTGCGTTGAGTAACTTAGACGGTTTAGGATTTAAGCGTGGTGTAGTTGTTTCTGAATTCTCAACAGATGCTACATTTACTAACAACGCACCTGATGCTGTTCCGGTGCAGTCAGCAACACGCGGCTACATTGATAAACGTCTAGGCCTGGACCACGGT